TTTTAAAAGGCCATTTTGGGTAAGCCTTTTTTTAAAAGGCCATTTTGGGTAAGCCTTTTTTTAAAAGGCCATTTTGGGTAAGCCTTTTTTTAAAAGGCCATTTTGGGTAAGCCTTTTTTTAAAAGGCCATTTTGGGTAAGCCTTTTTTTAAAAGGCTGTTTTAATTTAATTAAGAAAAATTCATAGAATTTTTATCTATATTATTAATAATAAGTATGTCATCTTGGGGATTTAAGGATAATTTGACTATAGATAATTCAAAATACCTAAAATGGTTAGATAGTACTGGTATTAACCAGAATAACATAATCGGACTTGATTCAAATTCACATGTTAAATTAAATTCTTCAGTTAATGGTGATATGTATATTAATACTTCTTCAAGTATAGGTTCTTCTACTTTTATAAATACATCAAATGATAACCCAGTATTTATTGGTTCAAAATTAGGCGTCGGTATAGATGTAGATCTAGACTTTTCTCCAACAATTGCAGTTAAAAATGATGGATATATTGGGTTATTAGATAATTCTGGTAGAATTGGTATAGTAGGCGGGACAAGTTTAACATCTGGTAGTAGAATGCTGTTATCAGGAAATGAAATGACATCTGGGTCGGCTGGCCAAATCAATATGTATGCCGGAGATATTTCTACTGGGAATATTAATATGTATTCAGGAAATAATTCTTTAAAGATGCAAATTTTAAATTCTGGTGTAATTAATTTTTCACCAGATGGAACTACAATTTGCGTGAGTATAGAAGACGTTTACACGACTGTTACCAATCAATTAAGATTTACTAGCACAGAACAAAGTGATAGTTCTACGACAGGATCAGTATTAATTGCAGGAGGCGTTGGTATCCAAGGAAATACATATATTGACGGAACGCTATCAATTAATTCTGCTACAGGGAATATTGATTTTAATAATACAAAAGTTTCTACAAATTATTCTACTGGTACAATATTTATATCAGGTGGATTAGCTATAAGTTGTAGCGTGCCTGCATTAGCACCAGACTCTGGTGGTGGTATTAGTTGTGCTGGTGGATTAGGCTTAGGGCAAAATGCTATGATTGCAGGTAATGTAACAGTATTCAATACAGAAGAAAGTTATAGTTCTCAAACTGGTAGCATAGTAGCGTATGGTGGCGTTGGTATAAATGGTCAGACAAATATTAGATCATCGAATAGTCCTCAAATCCGAATTGCGCCAGTTATGTCTGGAGGTGAAACTAGTATATATTTTTCATCTCAAAATGATTATACTAAACCGGGAAGTTGGACTTTAGGTCAAAATACAAATTTAATTGGAGCTGGCAATTTTGCTTTTATTGGAAATGATGAAATATATATGTATTTTGATAGCAACAATATAAACTTAAATAAATATGTATCTCTTACAGATACATTAAATTTTTATAATAATTTATCTGAAGATTTAATTACATTTAAGAATACAGAAGGAAATGTCAATTGGTCATTAGGTACAAAATTATCTGATAATAAATTTCATATATCAAGGTTTGATTCATCTGGAAATTTATTAAATAATGGAATTACGATTAATAATGATACTGGCAATGTTATAGTATATTCTACTGAAAATAGTACTAATTTAACTTTGGGTAGTTTTATTGTTTTAGGCGGAACTTCAATACATAAAGATTTATATGTCGGAGGAGATATCAAATTAGGTACAAATTCGACATCTGGTGTTATTTTACTTGGTACAACTGGTAGTATAACTGAATTTGGTAGTACTCTTAATCAATTAACTTTACTATCTACTGAAACTAGTTGTCACAATAGCCAAGGATCGCTTGTAACATTTGGTGGTATAAATATTCTTAATACAGGAAATGCTTCTAGTTCGTCTTGTGGAAACGCGCTGACTATAGCTGGAGGTGCAGCAATTGGAAAGGATTTATATGTAGGTGGTATATCGAATTTACCTGATTTATCTACAACTAATATTTCATCCGAAAATATTAATGTACTAAATATTTCATCGTCAAGTTTATATACAACTGATATCAATACTACAACTATTAGCACAACTAATTTAATTTCTCTATTTTCGAGTACTGGATCAGTTTATGCTAGTAGTTCTGCAATTGAAAATTTTGTTGCCACCAATATAAGTACGTCTTCATTAAATGTAATTGATATTACTTCTTCTACTGGTATATTTACTAGTATTTCAAGTGGATCTCTAGAGGGTAATACTTTGTTATTTAATAATAGTACTATTACTAATTTAGTAACTGAAAATATTACTACATCTACGTTAAATGTAACTGCTGGAATTACTACTACTACTTTAAAAATTACAGATTCATTAGATGCTAATTTTAATAGTAATACTCTTGGGTCATTATTTACAACCGGTGGAAATGTAGGATTTGGTACTACAACTCCTGAAACACCGATCCATATCGTAACTGGTATAACACAAACATTAGTTACACTTGAACAAACATCTGATACAAATGGTAATTATATATATTTTACAAATGTAGATAAAACTGGGTATATTGGGTTAGATCCAAATGATACATTTATCATTGCTCCACCTACAGGAGAAAGTATTTTATTAGTAAATAATGAAAGTGCAATATTTGTAGGTACTGCTGGGAATATTGGTATTAATACAACTGCACCAAATTATTCATTAGATGTTAATGGTACCATCCATTCTAATAGCGATTTATATTTATCATCTGGTGGAAATATTATTGTTGGCAATAATTTATCTGATTATAATAGTTATGTAATTGATTTTAATTACAATGGCGATGGCAACACTTCAAACTCAATTGGGTTTGGATTTTCTGGAAGTCAGGATTTGATGACACTTGCTGGCGATGGTCATTTAACTGGTGTTACAGCTGATTTTACAAATGGGATGACTACATCTAGTTTATTAATGACATCAAATATTCCAAGTGAAAATTCTACAATTGGTTCTATTTTTACACCTGGCGGAATTAGCACCGACTGTACAGTAAATTCATCAAGTATTACATCTGGTGGGGCTTTAACTGTTGCTGGCGGTATTTCATTAGCTAAGGATCTATTTGTAGGAGGTAATTTTGTAGCAGCAGATTCAAACGGTACAATTAGTAGTTTATTAATTTCTTCAATTGAGACTGCGAGCGGCGTAGGATCTGGGGGAAGTTTAACTGTACTAGGCGGGGCATCTATATCAAATAATATGTATGTTGGTAATAGTATAGCTATTGGAAATAGTAATATTGGTCCTCAGCAAATATTAGAAGTTAGTCCAATAATATATTCTAATAATCAAGATGGCGGAATACGTGTTTCTACTAAGAATGCTTTTAGTACATTAGATAATTCATATAGATATATTGATTATCGTCTAAGAAGTAATAATTCAAATAATTATAGAGGTGTAATTGTTGGATCTTTATCTGGCGGTACTCCTTCTGAACAAGAATACATGGCGTTTTCACAGGATACATATACATATATATATTCACCTACTAGATTTACAAATAACACAGAATCATATAATAGTACTATAGCGTCTGCCATTTTTACAGGAGGTGTATCTGTAAATTGTACCGTAGATGCCACTACTATTAGTAATGGAGGAAGTTTAACAATTGCCGGCGGCGCTTCCATTGCAAAAACATTAATAGTAAATAAGATTGTTTATGCGAATCCTGAACAAGCTGGTAATACTTTTAGTAATCTAGCTCTTATTTCAACTGAGCCATCTTCAAGCATATCATCTGCTTCATTAATTGTAGCTGGTGGAATAAGTATACAAACGTCATTTAATGCTACAAGCATAACTTCGGGTGGAGGATTGACTGTTGTAGGAGGTATTGCTTCTGAAAGTGATATATACATTGGTGGGGTTTCATATTTAAACAATATAAGTTCGGCAAATGCAAATCTTGGGAGTGCTAACATAGAATATTTATCAAATCCATATTTCAATACAATTGGTAATCTATTTACAAATGCGAGTGAGTTTATAGGTATAAATACTTCTAGCCCAAGTGTATTATTAGATTTCGGTATAAAGTCTGATAATAATAAAATAGGGTTAGTTAATTTAGATTCTGGCGAATTTTATGGATTTGGTGCAAATCAAAGCGGCGTATTGTATCAAACAAATAATGCTCATACTTTCTATGTTGGGTCTACTATCGGGCAAAGTGAAGCTGCTCTTGGGACTCCTGTTGTTGTAATTTCTAGTATAGGGAATCTGGGTATAAATAATACAAACCCGCTTTATAAATTAGATGTCGATGGGGTAATCCATGCTGGATTAGATATTGATTCAGTAAATTCTACAACGGGCGCGTTAATTGCGTCTGGTGGAATTAGTATTTCAAGAAGTACCAATGCGTCTTCTGTAACAGAAGGTGGTGCTCTAACGATTGCTGGTGGTGTAGCAATAGCAAAAGATTTGTTTGTTGGAGGAACTGTTACATCTAGTTCTGATGCTCGGTTAAAGAAAAATATAAGAGAAATTGAATGTAGTATATTGGATAAGATTGATAATTTAAGAACAGTTAAATATAATGCGATAGATGACCCAAAAGAAGAGTCGGTTGATTTATATGGATTTATTGCTCAAGATTTTGAGGAAAATTTCCCTGAATTATTAAAGAGGCAAACATTAGAATCTTATTATTCATTTGATTATGCTCGTGTTACAGTTTTATTGATGAAATGTATTAAAGAATTAAAATCAGAAATAAAAGAATTAAAAAGCCGAACCTTTTAAAAAAGGCTTACCCAAAAGCGTCTTGTAAAAGCTCTTTGGTTATTAAATACCAACGCTTTTAATTTTAAAATAAAGGAAAACGCCAAAGAAGTTTTTTGCAAAGATATCTAATATATTAAAGATATTATTTTTTGGAATAGTTGGAAGTAAGTAAGAAATACCATACAAGCTCCATATAAAAAGCAAAACATAATACATATTTTGTCCAATTTTTGAATGACGAGCCGATTCTTGATAAATAGTATAGAATGAAATTATAAAAAATATGAATCCGAATATTGCGGCAGATTGTAATGAGATTATTCCAATTTCTCCAAGATATCCAAAAACAAGCATCATAAGATTTGAAAGTAGAATGATAATAACGGTGTTTGTATTTGTTTTAATAAATTCGGACAAAGTTAATGATGACACTTGTTGTTTATTTTGCTTGTATTCTTCGTATTTGAAATAAACAATTGTAATAAATAACATAATCGGGGTCGTTATTACCCAATCAAAATATCGTATTGGCGCCATGTTTTCTGGCTTTGTAGCTAAATGTCGAAGTACAAATATATAAAAAGAAAATTCAACAACTTCAATAAACATTTCTAGCTGTAAAATTTGAATCAATATAGCATCTTCTGGAAGTACTGATATAAATAAACCTAAAAATGCAATTATTCCAGTTAAGAATTGGATTACAATACTCAAATTTGTAGTCAGTGATACATCCATTTACTAATTGTAAATATTTTTAATTTTTGGGGTAAGCCTTTTTTTAAAAAGCTATTTTAATTTTTGAATATTTCTATCTTGAGGTTTTAAATATTTAAATCCTAAAAATTTGAAAATTTCATTTTCTGAATCTAAATTTATTTTTGGTACTTCATTCGTATTTGGTTTAAGACCATATTCATTTAGTGTATATCCTAATTCGCTTGCTTTTTTACGCATTGCGATATTAATATCAAAATCTCCTGTAAAATATAAAAGTGCAAATGGATATTCTGATGACTCTGTCATTAACATGTCTATTCTTCGCGCAGTGGCATTTTTTTTTAATTTACATATTCCCATAAATTTTTTCTTACCACTTGCTAGTTCTGCAATGATGTATTTTAATTTTAATGTATCAATAATTTTATTGAATACGTTTGATCTAGTAGAAGAATCTGTTTCGCGGTTTATTGTTATTAAAACGTCTATATCACCGGATTCTTTTGCCTTTCTACGATAACTTCCTACAATTTTAATTTCAATATCTGGATCAATATCTTTTAGTAATTTATGAATTTTCTTGGAATGTTTATCCATTTCTTCTCTTGGTATTTTTTGTTGCGTATCTAAAAAGTAAGTTAAACCTATCTTTTGTTTATCATTTAATAGATCAGGTTTTGTTTTCAAAGCTTCTTGAAGATCGTTAATTGACCTTATATGAAATTCGTTGATTAATTCTTTAGCTTTAACTATTCCTATACCATGAATTTTCATTAATTCATCATATAATTCTAATTTAAAATGTTCAACATTTCTAGCTTTTTCTGCTGATTTCAATTTACCAGTCTCAAGAATTTCCTCTATTTTTGCTTTAATTTTTACACCGATTCCTTCTATATCGACCACGTCATTCATTGATCGAATAAATTCTTTATTTTTTAATTGGTCAATAACCTTTTTATAAGCTCTTACCTTGAAAAAATTTTTATCAATCGCTTCTTTCTTACTCATAGTCTGTAGTTCTTTTATAATGATATCCTTTTTGTTTTCATAAAAATCCATAATCGATTTATATTTACTTTAAACAAATAAATTTAATTTAATTTATATTATATTTAATTAGATTTAGTTAAATTTATTTGTTTATTTATAAATTTGAACCAGTCAATACTGATGTTATACTACGGTATGTTTTTGTACCAGCAACATTTGTACTAACTGGTTTCTCCATTGTTTTAACAGGAGAACTTGCATCCTCTAGATATTGCAGGTATTGTTGAAGCTGGCTGCAAATTTGAGGTACTGTATAATTTATAACTAATTCATTTAGTCTAGATACTTCACTTTGATATTTGGCTAATAGAATATTTTTCTTTTCTTCAGTCATAGTTTCATCAATTAATTCAGGATGGTTTGAATAACTAAGAAATATACTTCTCATAATAATTAATAAATCTGTTGATGATTGATTATCAATGATTTTACCCATTTCTTTATATACAAGCATCCTTAATAATTTTTGAATATTATCAATATTTTCTTGACTAAAAAAAAGATATGTTAATAATGTTTCTCCATACAAGTTTTTAAATAGAGCATTTGTATTTGAACCTTTTGTAATTTTGTTATCGCCAGTATTACGATATGACCCTGGCGATTTTAATTTAGTCAAGTCGCTTACTGCAAATTTAAGAGATCTTTCATCGGTTAAATTTAGTAATGTTCTATCACCTTTGATATTATTGGAAATTTGTGAATTACTATCAGTGAATTGAGAAGGATGCATTTGTGGGTCTTTTAAATTAGACATTTAACTTCTTTATATTATGTAAATAAAAAAATTTTTCAACTAGTAGGATATTAAAATTTCTTTAATCTCTTTTATATTACTACGTAATTCAGGACTCGGATTCAACATTTTTATCAGTAATGTATTTAATAAAATATATTCTTTGTCTTGATAATTATCATTTTTAGGGTATAATTTAAATATATATGGTATTAGCTTATTTGTATTATTGAAAAATGAATAATGATCATTGTATCTTTTATTAAATCTGCGCGAATCGCTCCATGGTAATGCTCTATATAAGATCTCATAAAATATTATACCAAGCGCCCATATATCAACTTTCAATGGATCATATCTACTAAGCATGAATGATTCTGGTGCCATATACGCCTCCGTGCCACGCATGCCTGCTATTTTTACAATTTCTTGGTCTTCTTCGCATTTGTTGTCTAGACGATGTTGTAATTTGCAAACACATGATCCACCAAAATCAATTATTTTCACAGTTTTAGTTTTTTCATTAATAACGATATTTTCTAATTTTAAATCTAAATGGGCAACTCCCTGTGAATGTATATAATCTACTGCTTCGACTATTTTTTTAAAATAATCCAAGTAATCATATCTGAATTTAGAATGATTTTCTTTATTTTTTTCTAATAATCCAAAAAAGTCTATTCCTGGGCAATATTCAAATATAATTTTTTTATCTACTAGATCAATATCAAGGGTTTCTATAATGTACTTGTGATGTAAAAGGGATCCAACTGTATATTCATTCATTAATACTTTTAATTGTTTCTGTTTGTCAATGTCATCTGCAAATTTCCTAGTTCTAATTTCTTTTACCGCAAAACATTTATTACAAATAGCATTTTTACTACACTTATCTTTTTCTTTACATTTATATAATTTTACTTCTCCAAAACCGCCCTTTCCCAGGCTTTTAATGCATATTGCGTCATGTAAATGTTTTATATTTGAAGGATGTAAATGCGAATAAAAAAGATTTATCATATTTGGGTAATCGCTTTCGCTTTCAGTGTCGCTTTCACCTTCTATTTTACTATTTTCTATTTTAGTGGTAGCTTCTATTTTTATTTTACTCGGTTCTTTATTTTTACTTTTATTTTTTTTACGATAAAATATATTATCTAAAAATTTAAATATATTCATTAAAATATTTTAGTTAATATATTATTTATATATTATTATTTATATATTTTTATTTATACTTAATAAAATTTAAAATACGCTTAATAAAATGTGTTTATTTATTTATTTTCATTTTTACTTTTTATTTGATAAGAATATAATATGATAGACGATAAATTAAAAAGTAAAATATTGTTATTAGTTGGAATAATAATTTTTATATACATGTTAAAACCTTCTATAATGTTTAAACCTAATGGCAAAATGAGAGAATACGGCCTTGGTTATGATAACGATGGATATAAAAAGACTATGTATTCAATGCAAACTATTATTTTACTAGTAGCATTATATTTGGTACTTAGTTAATGGAATATAAAATAGATAAAATCTGATATATAATTATTTTTATCTTTCATATATTTTGCCATTATATCAAGTGATTTTTTAAATATTTCTGGGTCGCAATTATGGATAATGATCTCTCCTATAAATCCATTCTTTACTTTTATAGATTCTGTATCTGAATCTGATGTATCATGTTTTGAAATTTGTTGAATATTAACAAATCTTTTATAATCTATTATATGTTCTCCATTAATATTAATGTAATGTATTCCATTAATTTTAAAAAATGAAAAACTTAGACGTTTGCCGTCCATTTTTTTGATTACAAAATTATCTGTGTTTATACCAGAATATTGTTTAATAATTAATCTGCCTTCGCATTCCTTAAATTCGGTAGTATCTTCTCCTTTTTTATTTTTAATTTTATCGACCATCATATAATTTTCTAAATTTTCCATATATATGATACTTCTTATATTTGACGATTAAAAAAAAATAAAATAATCAGACGATTTCAATTACTTTTTAAAGATTTATTTTTTTTTATTTTTTTTGGGATTGGAATTTTTATCTTGGTATTCAAATACTATTTTAGAAGTATTTGGAAATTTTTCTAATAATTTTTGTGTTTGAACTTTTAATTTTTCTGGATTAGATGTTTGTATATATTTTTGTATATCATCTAAATTATTTTTAGCAGAATTGTAATTTTCTGTATTTGTTCCCCAATCTATATATATATAAAATGGTTCAACAAACAAGACTTTATAATTTTCCTTTGTTAATGCGCTCATCAAAAATACTATACAAGATTTCATATCGTATCCAGGTATTCCAATTAACATTTGTGGAACTTCAAAAAATATATATGTATGATCAGTAAATCTATTAGTATAAATGATCTTTTCTATACACTTTGTCAATACGATATTAAATATATCATTTTTTGATTTTTGTTTACTATTTTTTTCATTGTGCAAATTTGTAATAGTCGGAATTTTATTATTCATTTACCTTTATAATACTCATTTAAAAAATAATTTATATTTAAGCATTATAAATTATTATTTTATTTATTTATAATATAAATAAATTTAATGGGACAAGGTGATATAGGACCAAAAGGTGATCGAGGACCACAAGGACCACAAGGGCCACAAGGACCCTTAGGTCCATTGGGTCCTAAAGGTGACAAAGGCGACAAAGGTGACAAAGGTGACAAAGGTGACAAAGGTGACAAGGGCGACCCTGGTAATTATTCGGCTGCTGATTTAGGAGCGGCAATTTCGGGTAATAACGAATTAATTAATAAAATTTCTAGTTCAACTGCTAATGAAACAGTTTTAGCAGCAAATGTTACCAACGAAATTTCAAAAAATAATACAATAAAAACCGATCTAGTTAGCCAACTTTATAATAAACCTGAATTCTTAAATTCCGTTGCTGATAAATTGACAACTGATGCTAACTACAAAACAAGAATTCAAGGACCAGCTGGTTCAATGGCATCAGATGCTTCTGTAAAAGAAACTTTAAAGGGCAAGGGTATGACTTTATGGTGCGCCGATGGAAATCTTTGTGAAGCACCAAAAGGAAAGGGTATTTCCTTGGAAAGTGGTCAGCCACTATTATTAAGAGATAAAGCACATGGTATTCAATATGACGCTGGCAAAGATGGACCTGCTGTATTTGGATGGGCTGGTGGATTTTTAGGTACAAAAAAAGAAGATGGAACTTTTAGAAAAAGAAATCTAGAATGGGACCAAAATAATGTAGCAATTAATGGAGCATTATCTGTTAATGGGACGTTATCCGTGAATGAAGCTCTATCTGTTAATGGTCCCTTATTATTTGGTGGAAAAGCACACGGTATTCAATATAATAAAGATAGAGACGGCCCGGCTGTATTTGGATGGGGCGGTGGATTTTTAGGTACAAAAAAGGATGATGGAACATTTGGAAAAAGAAATCTAGAATGGGACCAAAATAATGTAACAATTAATGGAGCTTTGTACGCTAATGGAGAAGTACGTGCCACAGGAGAAATACACGCTACAGAACGTATACAAGCGAATAAAGGTATACGCACACAGAAAGGGTTTGGGCCATATCAAATTGAATTTTTTGAGAGAAAAAAATGTTTAGATGCTGGACAACTTGGCGCTAATCAAAATGGATCATTCGATTGCGACCCTAATAATAGTAACCAACATTGGGATTACCACCCAGTCACTGGCCATCTTCGTAATATTCAAACTGACCAGTGTTTAGATACATTCGGTGGCGATTGGGGTATAAATAACTGTAGTAATCACCCAAATCAGCGGTTTAATAAAGAGGAACATAATTTAAGAAGTGCTAACGGTGATTGTTTAGATATAGGAAATAACACTCGTCACGCTGGCTGCAATGGTAATAACACTAATCAAAAATTAATCTTTAATTTAATTTAATCATAAATTTAACACATTTCTCTGCGCGTATCTGCTTCGTTACTTAAAGTTGGATTTATATTTAAGAATTCTAAATTATTATTTTATTTATTTATAATATAAATAAAATTAATGGGACAAGGTGATATAGGTCCAAAAGGTGATCGAGGACCACAAGGGCCAATGGGCCCCCTAGGACCGCAAGGGCCTGCTGGCGAAAGAGGCGGTGAAAAGGGCGAAAAAGGAGACAAGGGCGAGCAAGGACCACAAGGACTACAAGGACTACAAGGACTACAAGGACTACAAGGACTACTTGGACCCAAAGGCGATAAAGGCGAGCAAGGACCACTTGGACCCAAAGGCGATAAAGGCGAGCAAGGACCACTTGGACCCAAAGGCGATAAAGGCGAGCAAGGTGATAAAGGCGATAAAGGTGATAAAGGCGATAAAGGCGATAAAGGCGATAAAGGCGATAAAGGTGATAAAGGTGATAAAGGACTAGTAGGGCCTATTGGATTTGGACTACCAGGTCCAATTGGACCTATGGGCCTTATGGGACCCCCGGGGCTTAAAGGAGATCAGGGGCTGGTTGGTTCAATTGCGTCGGATGCTTCTGTAAAAGAAACTCTAAAGGGTAAGGGCATGACTTTATGGTGCGCCGATGGAAATCTATGCGAAGCCCCAAAAGGAAAGGGTATTTCTTTGGAAAGTGGCCAACCTATATTATTAAGAGACGAATATCATGGTATAAAATGGAGTGGGATTCAAAATAATTATGATGGACCAGCTATATATGGATGGAAGGGTGGAGTTCTAAGAACAAAGAATAATGATGATCCAGCAAATAAAGATTATCGTGATAAATTATCTTGGAACAGAGATGGCGTATCAGTAGATGGCAAATTAAGAATCGGAAATTGGACTATAACAGACGCGGGGGATAATCTCCAAATAAAGAAAGATAATAAAGGTATTACCATATGGCAAGATGGCAATGTATATTCTGATAATTTGGGCTGGGTTATGGGTCAATCAGCTAAATATGCCGTTAGAGTAAATCTTAACAATCAATTTGCTGATTTTGGTAAAAGTCATACTACAGATAAAAATCAGGGATGGGTAAAAGTCAACTTTGAGAGATTCTAATTTATATTTAAGCATTTTATTTATTTATAATATAAATAAAATTAATGGTATTTAATATGACAAGACAGAGCCAGTAGTGATCTAAATTGTGACGAGGCCATTTCGTTCGTCTTTATATTTATTTAATTCCATATTAAACATATAATACTTTAATATACCAGCACCTTCTATATATTCAATATTACTAAAAGAAGACATATTCGTAAGTGTCAATATATCAAATATTTGATTAATATTACAATAGTCAATAATCATTTGTAAATACTCACTACTTTTATGTAATTTATCTAATTTATCTAAAAACATTATAAATAAAAATCCATTTTTTAATGTTTTACCAGTATCTTTTTCAATAGAATTTAAATCAAAAAAACAAAAATAATTTTTGACAGATAAATTTGATTTATCTACGAATAAAAAGTTATGAAAAGCTTTATTACTAAAAATATTTTTTATATCATCTAATTTAATATTATCAAATATATCATAGTTTTTTATCGAATATTCTACTATTGAATTAAAAATTAATTCTTTACTAAATTCTTTACTTGATGTTCCATTAATATATATTAATTCAAGGTCTTTTATTTCTTTAAAATTGTATTTATTTTTATCAAGTGTAGATATGAATTCTAATTCGTAAAGTAATTCTATATTAATTGGAATATGATACATATATTTTGTACAAAAACTAGGGCTTTTTATACTGGTCCCGATTGTATAATATGCTATATTTATATCAAAGTATTCAATACATTTCTTTGTTAAAATATTAATCATCATAGAAGAAATATGTAAATTTCTTAGAGGTTCAATTAGACATAAAAAATTAACTTCTATACAATGATACTCTTTATGTCCAATAAATTTATCTATTTTTTCATTGATAAATATAGTTTTTCGTTTTCCAATAATAATTCCTATAATATTCTCATCGGTTTTATTCTTACCATTTGGATAAAATTTAATTACGATTGAATCTTTAAAAAAAAAATCAAAGAGATCATAGCTATAAGATAATCTAAACGAAGTATTTTTTTTTGAATAATTTTTATTTATAAATTCTAATATTTTAAGTTTATCATTCTTATCTAAATTTTCAGATGAAGAAACCGTGTAATCAAGTTTAAACGTGGATTTTTCAATATCAGTATTGATTTTTTTTAATAAAGAATTATTATCTAATAATATTTTATTTTCACCAAAGTCATTCCTTATTTTGACTGGATTATTTATCCAAAAACTAGACATTGTTATCTTATTTTATATTTTTTTTTTAGTTTTATTTTTATAACGAATAAAAAGCTTCATTTACCAAAATTGAATATATATTTTGAAGAAACAAACATTAGATCAAATATTAGAAAAGATTCCAATATTCAATTGCACAGAGTAATCAGTATTTTGTTTTTGTTAATTTCGTAGTAATTAATTATTTATTTTATCTATATTAATTAAATGAAAACTTTTATTAAATGGCAAGGTAACAAATCTAAACATCTTAATAAATTTATTAAATATATACCTGAATTCACTGGTACTTATTTTGAACCGTTCTTAGGCAGTGGTGCGCTTTTTTTAAAATTACAACCTAAAAAATGGATCATCAATGATCTTAATGCAGATCTTATTAATATATGGAATCAAGTTAAGAATAATCCTCAAGAAATTATAAATACATTTACTGATTTTGGCAACCATTTTAAACCACTTTCTAAAGAAGATAAAGTAAGTTACTGTAGAAATATAACTTCTAATATAGAATCATTACCGTTTAATATTCATAGAGCCACAATGTATATGTTAATGACTTTTTGTGTTTATATGGGAAGTATAATTCATAATAATAAATTTTATTTTTCTAGTCTAGATATATATTTATATATAAAAAATAAATATCCATTTTTAGAACAAAATAACTACGATAATATTCATCAAGTTAGTCAATTTTTAAATAATTCTAATGGTACAATTTTTAACCAAAGTTATGAACTTATTTTAGATAAAGCAAATGAAGGCGATTTTGTTTTTTTAGATCCCCCTTATGTTGAAACGCATAATTATTTATTTAATTATAATAAGGATGAAATTTTAGATAATTCTTTTATTGAACAACTACTTATCGAAGTTAAAAAATTAGATAAAAAAAAAGTTCAGTGGCTAATGACACAAGCCGATACTGAACTTATTAAAGAAATATTTAAAGGATATACAATTAAAACATTTCAAGTTTATCGTATGGGATCAAAGAAATATGTTAATGAATTACTTATTATGAATTACTAAAGCTTATCAATATATTCTCTGATATTTTTATTTAGATTAATTTTGTCAGTTTTATAATTCCATAGTTTACCATAACAACATTTAGTTCCTCTTCCATTATCAATATTATTTCTAAATTCTTTATCAGACTTTTCATATTCAACTCCTTCTTTAAGTTCATCAACTGTAATTGATTCATTATCATATAGATAATTAATCATCTTACCAACTAGCATCTCACTGTTAATCCACGCCTTTAGTTTATTAAGATCTACACCATCAATAGTATTTTCACTCTCAATATCGCTGTCGTATCCTGAATCAGTATTCATTTTTAAATTTAGCTTAGCGCGATCAATTGGGCGAGGATTTTTTTCAAACATCATTTCCGCAATAATATCCTTTGTTAGCTTTACAGTCTTGGACTTTTCAATTTTATTAATATACAATTCTTGATTTTTATTGTAAGTTTTATACGAGTTAATAATATCTTCTGGTGCAAATACGCGGCGCTGTAGTTCAGGCATTGCGCACCCTGTAACTCTTCCAATCGTCTGGACGATTCCTACAGAATGCATCTTTGTGCCAGGCTTATAAATAATTGTAGTAGCAGTCATGGGATATTCTTCATCTTCGCCGACATAACTAATACCACGAGCAATTAGGTCCTTGCCAATTGTAACCACGCACATTTCTCCAATAGCTTTACACATTGTATAAAATACACGAATTGCCAAATTCTTAATCACAAATGTCTTGCTTTCTTTTGTATACTTGATCTTTCTATTTTTTAATTCAGTTTCAAATAATTTAGTCTTTGCAATCGTCTTGAAAATTACTGTAATACCATTCCCGTTGTAAGTATTTACTGTGCACTTTAGATTTTTTGATAAGCCATTCAATACAATATCTTGACCATCTGCGATTTTTCTATCAATACAATATAAAATTACTTCACATGTTTCATCCGCCTTGATTCTTGCAATCTGGTCAATAAGAATATCTTTAATTTTAAGATCATCTTCAAGAATATTGTACTCAATATCCTTATACCCCCGATAACTATTAGGAATTTCCAATTTCATTACATCAACATTATCAATATTATAAAGCATTGCACAATTATCTGGCGTCGCTGTTACAAAAATACGCTTTAAATCAACGTTTCCAAGCTTTGTATTAAATAATTGAGTCATCTCTAACCACATCTTATGAGATTCGGCTTGATCAATCTGAATTGTTTCAATATCCTTATCTTTTGTCACTGTATCAGCTTCGTCATGAATAATCGCAATACGGTTAATATTATTAAATCCATTATCAAAACTTGCACTTTTAATAGATCTCATTAAGCGCTTAATTTGCGTTGCATTATCTAAACAAAAGATAATAAAACGATTATTTTTTTCTTTAATACACTTCTCAAGAGTATCCTCAAATGTACGATCTATTACTCTAATCAACTTCACATCCGCCCCACATAAATCAGTCTGAATACGATCATATAGTTGCTCATTTTGATCAGTCTTGTTATCTGTACTAATAATTACAGGCACATTATACTTCAAACATGTCTCAATAAACTCGCGCGTAGCCTTTGTTTTACCAACCTGAGTAGGCGCCCAAATCATTCCATTAATACTGCTCGATTCCAAAAATTTTACATACTTGTTCTTCTTGTCATTTTTTTTATTAATAATTTGCTCACCAAAATTTTCAACCTTCACTTGATTTCTATTACTTACATTCATATCCGCAAGCATGTTAGATAACTTTATACGCTGAGATTCATTGCAAGTAGCCAACTGCTCAGCAATAATATTAATAAATTCCGTATTCATATTTTTAGTTTGTTTATTTTTAGTTTGTTTATTTTTTATTTTTAGTAATTTGATTATCAGTTTGATTATCAATTTGAGTATCAGTTTGATTATCAGTGGCAAAAAATAATTATTTCATTTAAAATTCAGTTTTTTGTATTATAATTTATTATTTGTGCTCTAAACATGGCTATCCAGAGTTAGTGCCCGAAAATAGTAATTTAACAGTTCAAGTCCATATTGTTTTTGTTATTTTGTTTTTGTTATTTTATTTTGTAATAAATTTATTATTACAAAAAATACATTAAATTTATTATTACAAAAAATACATGTTCTTTTATTTCTTTAATGCGTATTTCTAAAAAATCTCCATCCAAAGTAATTATTTTGCGGTGGAGCTTGTTGATCTTGTGCTTGCTGGGCTTGTATTTGTGTGTATTGCGTGTATTGTTCTTGTATTAAAAAAATAGTTCTTTCTAGCATAATTTTAACTGATGGTAATAATAAATATTCCTGTCCAATATAAACCCCAAACGAAAATATTATAAATGTATAAAACATAATATATTACAATTACAATTACACTTATATAAAAGAAATCTTTAAATAACATTTAATTTAGACGCTTAGATAATTCAAATAGATCATTTCTCCATAGATCTTTATCGCTCTTTGAGATAATATCCTTAAGTTCGCTTCGTTTGTTTTTACATTGATTTTCTAATTCATTAATTTTGTCTAAAGTCATATTGATAATTGGCATTCTAGTAAGATAATCATAATCATTTTCAGATTTTGGGTATTTACCTTTTTCTAATAGAGAAATTAGATATTCTTTACTTTTTTTATTAAGATCTAAAATTCCGTCAATATATTCTTTGATAAATCTAGCTTTTGCTTCTAAAATACAAAGTTCGCCTTTTAATTTTTTAACGATATAATCTTTTCGTTTTTGATAATATTCAAGACGAAGATCGTAAAAATCTAATAATATATCATTTGGATCAGCATATTTTGTAAGATCAAGATCTGGTCCGAATAAATACATATTATTTATAGTAAAACTCTTTGTAAGCTTAAGTTCCTTTTCTAAAGTACCCGAATTAATCAGCGTGGTTAAATCTTCACTATTTTTAAATTCAATAATAAAACAGATTTCATCATTTTCATCGCGTGTTTTATTTTGAACATCCTTTAGAGTAAATTTCTTTTTAGATTTAGGTGCATCCTTTTTAATATTACTTTCAATCATAGATTCTAGAAAGTCTTTATATGGAGTAACGCCTGTGCCGACTGGTAATTCACTAATTTTAAGTTGTGTATCACTTAGTTTTGTCCATTCTCCCTTTGTTATAAATGTTCCATGAGCATCACCTTCTACTAATTTTCCTCTAAAATTCTTAAACCATGGAGACATTTGAAGAGGTTCTTGGTCATCAAGAATACGAATTATATTCGCAATAATATCTTTTGGATTGAATGGCGGAATAAATGTAGAATATCCTGTACCGATACCTTCACATCCATTTACCAAGACCATAGGAATTATTGGTAAATACCATTCTGGTTCAATCATCATACCGTCATCATTTAGATAAGTTAAAAGAGGAGAATCATATTCATTAAATATAATTTGCGCAACATCAGAAAGACGTGTATAAATATAACGTGGGCTAGCAGAATCTTTTCCGTTTTGAAAACGGCTCCCAAAATTGCCTTCTGGAAATAACAGATTAATATTATTTGTACCTACAAAATTTTGAGCCATTCCAACGATTGCTCCTTGCAAACTAGTTTCTCCGTGATGATATCCAGTTTCGGCAGATACATACCCAGATAACTGCGCAACTTTAATAACCTTTGTGATATTTTTCTTTAACATATAATATAAAATTTTACGTTGACTCGGCTTTAATCCATCGCATAAACTTGGAATAGAGCGAAGATTATCATATATTGAAAAATGGATCAATTCCTTATTAATAAGATCTTGATAACTTACTTTATTTTCATCAACTCCGATATAAACATCCTTATCATATTTACTTAACCATTTCTTACGTTTATCTGTGCATTTTAGAATTTGGATATTATCATGATCTGGATCATTTGAACCTAGATCTCCGCCCTTTTGTACAGGGGTCTTAACATTTTTATCCTTTTCAAATGCAAGTAGAATTGATTCGTCACACTTGGCATCTTTATAATAGTAATCAACCTTAAGTTCATTAATTCTTTTAAATGTATCCTTTGCATCTTCTTTTTTACTTGTACCGAGACCCTTAAAATAACGAATATGATAACTTGAGGCACTTGTACCGACAGTTTCTTTCCATTTACGATAATCTTGTTCGGTAAAGAATTCGATTATTTTATTACCCTTAACGGCCTTTACAATTGGCGTTCTGATAGTTTGAATATAATCCATCTTAACTAAACTTGGCCAATTTGCATGAAAGAAATTTACTAATAAAGCCTTAATATGACTACCATCAACATCAGAATCTGTTAAAATCATTACTTTTCCATATCGTAAATCATCTGTATTTTTATACACTTTATCTTGTTTTAATCCAATAATTTGTTTCAAGTTGTTAATTTCTTCATTACCAATTAATTGAGAAATTGTAGCATCACGAACATTTAAAATTTTACCCTTTAATGGATATACAGCGTATTGGTTAGGTCCACTTTGATCAATTGATCTACCCCACATTGCGAAAGTTTTGGCTGAATCTCCTTCTGTTAAAATTAAAGTACACAGCTTTGATTTAGCTGTACCTGCCCAAAGAGCTTCATCTAGTTTTGGAATAAATACTCGGCTAACCTTTTTCCCATCTGTATTATGAACTATCATTCTACCAATACCAGCTTGAAAATGATGATTTTTTGTTTCCAAATCATACACATATTCATTTGTATATCCTAACTTAATTATCTTTTTAATTTTATCAGGATGTATATTATAATAATATTTTCCTAAAATTAATGTAAATATATTAGGTTTATCTTCTCTACATTGTATTGATACAAAATATCCTAAACTTTTTGCTAAATAATATATTCCTTGGGTACTTATTTTACTATCAATGCTTATTTCTTTTACACCTTTAGTATCAATATTATGACTTCTACCATCACCACAATAGACTCCTTTTAAAAAATTCTCTCTTATATCTCTTTTAGAATTCAAAATTTCGATTGGAACATATTTATTACCATATTTTGTTTTATCATTTTTCCCATAATAAAATAAATCTATATATTTTGATACTATATACTTAATCTTTGAATAACCATTAAATTGTAATTGATATTTTGTTTGTCTTGTTATATCTCTTTCTAACTTATAAATAGTAGTTTTTTCATTGTATTTTTCTTCTAATATTTTTTGTGCTTTTATAAGAAATTCTTTATTTACATTATGAATAGCAAAATTAAACATATCAAAACCTTTACTATCACGATAAATACCAGCTGTACCATCAGCCCAAAATAATCCCATAACCCAAGATTCATCTATATCAATTGAATTATCATAATTAAGATTTATTTTTAATAATTTATTATATTCATTATGTTTATTTTCAATTAATGAAATTATTTTATCTTTAGTTCCTCGGTAATAAGGAATTTTTAGATATTTGGCATAATTATGTAATTCTATACTTTTCATATTTTTATAATTTAAATTTAATTCAAAAGCATTATCAATAAATTCTGGAAAACTATGTAATAAATTATCTCCTATCTTACAATTTTTAGGTGATATTTCTTCTATTTTATCAGTTAATAAACTATGGTCTTCTGTAACATCAACAAATCCAGTATGTGTAAGTATTCTATACATTTGTTTAGATGATTTATGTCTCATAATATGAATTATATCAGTCCATCCTTCTTCTGTCCATACTTTATAATCAGTTTTACCATAATCATTATTATTTTCAGTTTCTGTAAATATTTCTGTAATTTTTTCAATTGTTTTAATAATAATTTTATCATTTTTATCTTTTAATAATAAAGGCGTGTCACCTGATACACTATGCTTACTAAGAGATGCTGATTCTCTCAACTTGCAGAATTCAACTATTTCATCTGTAATACTACTCTTATAAATTTTTTGTATAAAACTATCAGTTACTTGTACAGAACATCCAAAATCTTTAGATTGAGTTGTCAGAAGTTCCTTTGTCTGACTTGAAAATGCAGGATTTACGACAGTTGCTCTTAAAAATAGAAATAGTTTATCTTTAATAAAATTAGGTTTAACATCCTTTAATTTTTTCTTTGTTTCTAATAGATTTTTAATCTTATTGATAATTTGATATAATAAATAATCAACATGCTTACCTCCTGCATATGTACTATTACCATTTACAAATGAAACTTGCTCAAAATGAGTATGAGGTACAATAGCATATTCCCAAATAAAGTCAACGCCCTTAATTTTTTGAACATAATTTTCTGAAAAAATCTTTTCACTATCAAAGAAAAACTTGGTATAATCTATTAATCCTTTACCCTTTAGTTTTTCATCATTTAAATAAATTTGAATATTTGAATTTGTACAAGCGATACAATCATATACCCTCTTGTTAATTAAAGCGATTGTATCATCTTCTAATCCACTCATTGAAAATCGTTGGTAATCTGGTACGAAAGTAATTTTTGTATAACTTTTATTTGAATTACTTGTAATTTTAGGAGTAGATTTATCTACCATGTTATTTGAATAATCTTGAATAAATTTCTTTTTATTATCTGAATCTACAGTCTCAATTGTGAATTTTTTTGAAAATATATTACAAAGTTTTACACCAAGACCGTTAGTTCCAGCGCCAGTCCGCTGTTCGGTATCATCATAATTACTACCAGATAATAGATGTCCAAAAATTAATTCAGGAACATACAAGTTATGATCTTTATGTAAAACGACTGGAACACCAGTTCCGTTATTCCAAACACTAATTTCTCCCGAACTTTTTTCATATTGAACCTTAACAGTTGTCATTGTCGGATCTCTTGTAGAATGATCAATTGCGTTTGTTAAAACTTCATCAAAAATTTTGAGAAATCCAGGTGAATATTCTACCATTTGCTTAACCATCTTAGATCCACCAGGCGGCATAACCCATAATTCTTCTATATTTTTCTTTATGCTTCCAATATACATACCACTCCTCTCGAGGACATGCGTACGCTGGTCTAGCTTTTTATACGTCTGCTCGATAGTCTTCTTTTTTGACATATAGTTTGTAATAGATTTAACTTAAAATAAGATTCAATTTTATTTAACTTTAAATAAGATTTTTATTTAAAATTATCGTAAAAGATTTTTTATTATACCATTTGTAAATCGCTGAAATACAGTATCTCTTAATGCTCCAACTGTTTCTATATTATTAGCATCATCGAGGCCCAATATATCGACTAATGGAGTCATGTGGTCCATCATAAATAATGATAGTAAGTAATCGTCTGATGTTTCTTTTACAAACATTCCTTTTTGAATCTCTGCTCTTGTGAATAACTTGAATACTTTAAATCCTGGAATTTGTCCATGATTCATTCCCACGCCACATATACTTCCTAAATTACCAATTCTACGGTTTTGGCCACCAAATAATGGTAATGCGTACCATATTTTATTTTTATTATGTAAAATTTTTTCGGCTGATCCTAAAGTAACATACATCTGATCAGGTAATCTTACGACTAATCTACCTGTTGCTTTACCTGAACATCCATTCAAAAGGTTTTCTTTTTTCTTGGGTTTTGTAAATATAGACATTATATTAGTTGGTAATATATCAATATCTGATTTAATCCACTCTCTAACTTCATTCTTTGTAAAACAATGACCATTCTGAAATATTCCATCTGAATTTTGTATTTTAATTATACATAATTCATCATCGTCTTCATCATATGGAGTTAATGTAATTATACTATCATTAGGACATTTTATATTTTTATCTTGTCCCATAATATCTGATTTTATATAATCTGCGTTATCATCTTCAGAATCTTCTTCTAAATTAGATATATAATCACTACCATCCCAATTATCGTAAGCATCACCATATACTGCTCTCACTAAATCTTCCCATGTTTGTTCTGGTTGATTAAGACTACTATCGTTATTATTATTAAGATTGTTATTAAGATTGTTATTAAGATTATTATTAAGATTATTATTAAGATTGTTATTAAGATTATTATTAAGATTAAGATTAGACATATATATATATATAGATATAGCTACAAATACTATATATAACTTCTCAATATTTTAAGTTTTAAGATTGAATTGCGCTTTTAAGATTTTTTTGTGTTTTTTGAAATTGGTGTACTTGAACTGTTGCATAATTTCTTTGAAGAGCTTAGAGCTATTGCGATAGCTTGTTTTGGGTTTGTTACCAACTTTTTAGATGGCGTAAATAATTCTTTATTTTTGAATTCTTTCATGACAAAAGAAATTTTATTCTTTGTACACGTAACTTTATCTTTTTTTTGTATAGTTTCATTTTTCATTTAATTGTTTTTTAATAAGTATAAATATAAAAATAAATTTAATTTCTATATATTAATAATTACCCTGATTTATGCCTAAACCAGTAAGAAATAGTAGAATAGACTATGCTAATAGTGGCGGTCGCGTCAATCAACATGATATTTGGTTAGATCAACCTGTTACAAAGGACTCATCTCCTACATTTGCCAACGTAGTTATATCTGGAAATGCTCAAATTATTGGTAATTTATATGTAGAAGGTAATACATCCATATACGATTCGTCTATAATGGAATTTATAGATAATATAATTCTACTTAATATTAACGAATCAGGATCTGGAGTTACCTTAAATCAAGCTGGTTTAGAAATTGAAAGGGGAAGTTTAACTAATTATCGTATTGTATACGATGAACCAACTCAAACCTTTAGAGTTGGCGTGATTGGTACAACTGCTCCAGGTAATATAAATACATTAGAACCAGTTGCTTTAAGAGAAGAAACCCCTCTTGACAATGGAATAATGATATATTCTGCTGCAAATAAGCGTATAGAAGCAAGAGATCATATAGATATTAATACTACTTTTACAAGTACCGTAAATAGCACAAGTACTACAACAGGTGCCTTACAAGTAAGAGGAGGGGTTGGAATTATAAAAGATACTTCTATAGGCGGAAATATTTACTTGAAGAGTAGTTCAATAATAGATGACAACGTTTCGCTAACCTTGACAAATAAAGATCAAATAAATCTTTCGTCTTCTAATGTTTTAATACCATCAAATTCATTATTATCCTTCAGTAATACTACAAATAATATTGTATCTAATGGCGATAATTTAAATATAAATTCCTTAGGATATATTAATTTAACTACTTCTATAAGTAAAAGTATCAATGTTCCTAAGCAAGTTCCTATTGTATTTTCAACTGATAATGAAAAAATATATGCTGATAATTTAAATAATATGAATATAAAAAGTAGTAAAAATATATATTTAACACCATCAGCTGGTAGTACTGTATTTATTCCTCAGCAAATTCCCCTAACATTTGGATCTCTTAACCAACAAATAGTTGCAAATATAAATAATGATTTGGTAATAAATGCGAATAATAATATAAACTTAAACCCAGGTGTATATTTAAATGTGAGAATACCAACTAATAATGGTCTGAAGTTTGGCGGCACTGGTAATCAAATTATATCAGCAAATGTTTCTAACGAACTACTTGTAAGATCAACTCAAGATATTAATTTGCTACCATCAACTGGATATAATGTAAATATTTCATCTGGTACTTTATTGACATTTGGTGAAGATACTCAATATGTAACTGGTGATACAAACGGAAATTTAGTATTAGGTGCGAGAAATAATATTAAATTTAAAGGTCAATTTTATATTGCAGATACAACTAATTCAACAAGCGCAACTAATGGATCAATCCATACAGATGGCGGTTTAGGTGTTAAAAAAGATATTGTGTGTGAAAGTAGTATCATTATAAATTCAACAAACGTAAATGCACTGTCAGTTAATGGCCAATTTAATGTTGATGGTGCGAACTACGGTATGGTAAATGCCATTATAGGCGATGGTACTTATACAGGTCCTTCTTTTAGGATTAAGCCAGCTGTTTCTAGTTTGTATGCAAAAAGTTTAATAAGCTTGACTTCAAATTTTGATACAAATCCAAGTTATATGATAGGTAGAGGGTCAGTTGCCTTGCATTCTGGGAGAGCTCTCTCAATAAATATTCCTTCGTATTCAGATTATGATAATACTGGAGATCGCCCAAAATTTAGTATTACAACAGATGATACAAATACTGAATTATTTTCTATAGAATCTGGGACTGGTAATATTTATACATATGGTGCTTTTGGTATATCTGGAACAGAAAATGCAGTAAGTCCTACTACGGGTTCATTAATATTATTTGGCGGGCTAGGTGTTGTAAAGGATATTTATACAAGTGGTAAATATACAAGTGAAATAGATTCAGATAATGCGTTAAAGGTTATAGACACTGATAAAAACCCAGTATTTAATGTGAATACAAATAATATGAAAGTGGATATATATGGAACATTAAATGTAGCGCAAAATGAAACTAGTTCTTCATTATTAGAAATAAATCCAAATACATCCCAATTAGTTTCATCTTTAGATATGTATGTGACTAGTACAAAAGTTTCAACTGATTGTAGTAACGGTTCAATTACAGTTGAAGGCGGGGTTGGCATTAAGGGTAGCCTAAATGTTGGTCAAAATGCATCATTTTTAAATGGTATTGACATGCTAAATTCATATATAACTAATTTAGCCGATCCAATAAATGACCAAGATGCTGCTACAAAGGCATATGTTGATTTAGTAAAACAAGGATTATATGTAAAAGATTCTGTCCGGGTTGCTACAAGAGAAAATTTAAATTTATTTGGCGATTTTGCTGCAGGTAATATAATAGATAATTATCTTCTTCAAATTGGAGATAGAATTCTAATAAAAACCCAAGTTGATCAAACTGAAAATGGAATATATATCATTACTTCTGGTACACCTTCTCGGGCAGACGATTTAAGCAATGGGACGAGCGCGGCTGGCACATATTGTTTCGTACAAACAGGCGATTCTTATGCAGGTCTTGGGTTTATCTGTAATGTAATACCTGGTATTGACATAGTTGGTACAGATCCCTTAAATTATACAGAATTTACAGGTGTTACAAAAGCAGTTGCAGGTATTGGCTTAGGATCACTTGGTGGTAATGAATTATTTGTAGTAGTTGATAATACTAGTATAGAAATCGTAGCAAACGCTCTAAGAATTAAAAATACTGCTGTTAGCACAGGGCTGACAGGTGGCAGTGGTAGTCCGTTACAAACAACTAGCGATCAATCACATGTTACTAAATTAGGAACTATAGATCAAGGATTATGGAGAGCTTCTACTCTTGAAGTAAGTTATGGAGGAACTGGTCAAACATTCTTTACATCGGGTAATATATTATTCGGAAATGACATATATGGAATAAATACTGAAAGTACATTTCATTATGATAATCTTAATAAACGCGTAGGTCTAGGTACAAATATTCCATTAGAAGATCTTCATATTGCAAACGAGAATACAACTACTTTACTTGTTGATTCAGATATAAATTCAACAAATCAAAATGCTAGACCAGAAATTAAACTTAGATACAGTGGATCTAATGGTTCTAGTTTAGGAATGAGTAGAAATTATGATAATTATGGAAATAATACATATCCAGATGCTCTGATTTTAGCCAACGATCAAACAAGCGAGTCTTCAATTATTCAATTTGTTACAAATCAACAGTCTCAATTAACTATATTAGCAAATGGATATATTGGCATTAATACCACTATTCCAACATATAATTTAGATGTTAATGGATCATTTAATGTATCTGGGCTAGTTAATTTTGAGAATTTACAAGCAAGTATAAATTCAAGTACAGGAAGCGTAGTATTAAATGGGGGATTATCGGTTGATTCTACAATCGCTGCTACTAATGTAAGTTCAGGTGGAGCATTCACTGTCTCGGGCGGTGTAGCAATTTCCAAGAATCTTTTCATTGGAGAATCTATCAATGCAAGTTATAATAATAATACAAGTACATTCAACAAATTATATTTAGTATCAACAGAAAGTGCGTCAAATGAAACTTCAGGGGCTTTGTTAATTAATGGCGGAATTACAATTGTAAATACAAATGACGCAAATTCCTTAACTCAGGGGGGAAGTTTATTAACAATGGGTGGCGGATCTATAAACAAGAGCTTATATGTAGGTGATACATTATATGGATTGAAGGATGCTTTCTTGGGTAATTTTCATCTATCAAGTACTGTAAATGCAAACTTTTTACAATCTCCAAATGTATCTAGAACAGTTGATAGTTTTATTCCAATCAATTTTAGTCTTTATGATAATATGATGTCAAGTATTTTAACTATTCATAGTTCTGGTATGGTAATTTCTAATGATGGTACATTACAAATAGGTGGTACATTAAATATACCAAATGGCTATACAATTTCTTATACAAATGGTAATTTGAATGTACTACCTTACAATACAGATAATAATCTCAATATTGGTACAATTGGTCATTTGAGTAATGTTAATTTATATAATGAGACAGGCGTAGGACTAGAATGGAATAGTTCTTCCAGTAATTTACGGATAACTGATACAACATTTGAATTGACTAGTACAAGTTCTCAATCTATAATTATTTCTACACCAAATAATACAGATACTTCATATGTTTCTGCAAATGGATCAGATATGATACTCAATTTTGGTGGAAATAGCGTAGGAGGCGAATTAACTACAATTCTTTCAAATAGTGCAGGGGATTCTACAATTACATTTACTCCTGAAAATTCTACCAGTTCTCTTGTTCTTACAGAGAATGTTAAAACTACATTAAATGGACCGGTGACATTTCAGAATACAGTTAATTATTCAGGGAATGCATTGCATACAAGTATAACAAATGAATCGGAGTCTTCTAAATGGGTATACTTTGGTCAAATCGGAAGCGAGTCTGGTTATTGCGAAATCGACTTTAATAATGGTTCAAATAGAAATAATAGTGATATTACTGGTCTGAAAATAGTTGTATCAATTAATGGCGGAATCTGCACAGCATCACATTTCCATTATGGAAATATGGCATTTAATTCAGAGTACAAACCAATATGTTATATTTATAAAGATAATGTAGAACCAACATCTTCTTTCAAATTATTTGGATTATTGCCATCTTATAGCCAAACAAATATTAATGTTATTGCCCAAAGAAATGATCCTTTTGAAATCATAGATGCCGGTAATGATTTAAAACCAATTGGTATGGTAAATAGCTGGTCTGAAGTATATGTCACAAATATCGAAAGTAATTTAAAATTTACATTTGGTGATACTAAATTAGAAGGATCATTGAAGGTTGCAGATAATTTACCGGTAATTGGATATAATAATAGTAATACAACAAACTCTAGAGATTTAGGTATTCTTTACCAAAGATATCAAGTTCAAAATGATATTGGTACTGGAGATATTGTAAGTGATCCTGTTAAATATATTGATTCTATTCCGAACCAAACATCTTGTACAATATATCAATTGCGATTAAGTAATTTAGCAAGTTCGTCGGATGATTATTATAATGGATGGTGGGTTAAAATGTTTTCTGGGTCAAATACCAATCAAGTTAGACAAATCATTACTTATAATGGAGGTTTAAGACTAGCAACATTGTCAACTCCATTTACTATACAAAATCCCGGAACTGGTGATACAGCTTATTTATATAATAATACATATGTTACAAATTACTACGATGAAATAGAAGATACATTCTCTCTGGGATATACACATACAAATGTTGGTAGTGGTAATATAATAAACAATACTTATGCTGATTTAAAACTTCGTAAATTATATTCAACTGATACTTTGGCTTCAACAAATTCTAGTACTGGATCCGTTCGTATAGCAGGAAGTATTGCTTTGTTTTCTAGCGTAAATGCAACTTCTTCTACAAATGGGGGTACTATTACAACAAATGGAGGCGTTGGTATAAATAAGAATTTATTAGTAGGGCAAAATATTGGGATAGGCGGAAGTGGATTTGTTCCTCAAGAATCTCTTCATATCAGAAAAACAGAGGGTAAAGCTACTGTACGTTTAGAGAATAATACAGGTGATTATTCTTATATTGATTACGTCGAAAATGGAACAAATAATCGGTTTGGTACATTATTAGATAGTAATTTAAATCAATTCAGTCTTACATATACAACCGTAGGTGTAACTCCAAATCAAGCAGACAGGGCTCTTACTATAAATAATAATGGGTTTATTGGTATCAATACAATAAATAATATAAATAGTCCATTGGCATTAAATAATAGTAATTTCATTTCAACAAATTCGACATCTGGATTTTTAGGATTTATAGGCGGGTCGTCTAATCTAGATGGAAACGCTATTGCGTCTAGAATCATATTAAATAGCAATGGTATAGACGGATCTCTTTCATTATATAGTGGTAATACTACGTCGGGAAATATAAATATGTATACAGGAGATGATGTTAAAGCTGTGTCAATTGATAATTTAGGTATAGTTTCGATAGAGTCTACACAAATTTCTGAATATTCTACAACTGGCGCCCTAGTGGTATTTGGTGGCATTGGCATTGCTTGTACAGAAAATAGCAGTAGTTATACAAATGGTGGCGCTTTAACTATAGATGGTGGCGCATCTATTCAAAAGGATCTATATATCGGCGGCGATTTATATATAAGAGGTTCTTTGAACGCGATTGGTAGTAGTACAACTCCTGTTATTAGTTTTAATTCAGCTATTAATTGTACATTGAATGAATATTATAATAGTAAATTAATAAATGTAGGAGATTCTAATATTTTTACTATGGGTTTTAGTTTGTTACCAATTGTCGCAAGTGAAGATACAGAGATTAGATTTACTCTTCCAAATGTAATTACAGACTTTACAAGGCGATCGGACGTCAATGTTACTGTATCTGGTTATATAGATAATACGAATTTAGTAGTATTATATAATATTATAGGAGTGGGCGTAGTAGGTACAAAGGATGTTTTAGTAAAATTTCAAAGTATATCGACAAATTTCCATTACCTTCAATTACAAGCAATATTTTGAACAACGAAAATCCATAATTTCCAAATATCTTGTACATATATTTTAGCTTAATGGGTACAAGAATTTTATTAATAATTATTATCTCTTCTTTTTCTAATTTATTATTTTCAATTTAGACGTGTGTTGATCCAAAACCCCCGGATCCACGTTGAGTATTTCTCAGATAGTCTACAAGTTCAAAAGATACACTACCAAGATCAGGGCGTACTAATTGAACATACCGTTCTCCTCGGTTTAATTTAAATTCGCTATCTGAATTATTATAAAGTGCGGCTTTAATATTTCCTACGTATGAACTATCTACTAGGCCAATAGAATTTGCTAATTGCAGAGGACTTTTGCTAATACTAGATCTAGGAAATAACATATAACTATGATATTTCCAAATACTTTTGTTCTTGGTCCAATTCCAAAAACAAAATTCTAGAGATTTTAATTGACAAGCAATTCCTAAATCAATTAATTTAGTTTCTTTTGGTTTAATTACAGCGTCATTAATTATAAATAAATCTAACCCGCTATCACCTGGATTGTATGTACTATGGTTAAGATATAGTGATTGGACATTATCATTTTCACATTTAATAAAAAACTTCATTTTGCTTAAAATAACTTAATTAATTTATAATTGAATTAATTTTATAATTTAATTCAATTATTTTTAAGCGATTAAAATATTGGCGTATATTAAATGTCAAATTATATATTATTCTTTTCATTTGACAGTATAATAGAAAATGGAATAAATTGTTTCAAGTACTTGTATAACAAAATTACAAATTTACACTATCTTTACATTAAACCGGCGAAAATTGATTGGTTGATAAATAAAGTCTCATTTCTAGAAAACGAAGTAAATGAACTGCATGAAACTATACATAATTTAGAAGTACAAAATGAAAAAGTTAAAACAAAACTAAATGAAAAATTAGATTTCTTAACAAGAGCGACTTACGACATAATCGAAAATTAAATTAAATTAATGTAACTAAATATTTAATTAAATAAATAAAATTTAATTTATTTATTATATTACATAAATAAGAATAAAGAGAAAATGCAGTGTAAACAAGTTGGTAGTGCTTCAAAACAAATGAAGAAGAAGAAGTCTCCTAAAAAACAAAGTCTTAAAAAAAAATTATCTAGTGGAATTAAAAAATCCGCAAAAAAGATGGATTCTAAAATTGCTAAAAGAATTTATAGACTAAAATTATCAATTAAAAAAAAAAGTAACCCCAAAGTAACTCGTATATCAATGAAAAAATATTCAAAAAAATCTTGCCCGATTGGTTCTATTTCTCGCAAGTCATATACTCGTAAGACAGGAGTTAAAGTAGAAGCAACATGCGTAGAGAGCAAGGGGCTTCGTTCTAAAGGATTAAAACCGAAGGTTATTCTGCCAAAATTAAAAGAAGGATCGTTACTTAAATATGGATATAATTTGCATGAATCAGATAATTTACGTCATAAAGCATTAAGAAGAGCTGTTAAAAAATATGGATTTAGCAGTACTATTAAGAAATTGAATGCTGTTCGAGTATTAAGCAAAAATATTGCACCGGGAAATTCAAAAATATATGAAAAGGATATAAAATATATAGAAAAAAATTTAGTAACCACTCCTTAAATTAAACTAACTAATAATTAAACTAATGGTGTAGATAAACTAATAGGTTATTTGTACCGTGGGGATTACTTTCAAGAGTATTCTTTGTAGCATCATTTAGCATTAGGTCCTTTACTTTTTGCATATTCATACCAGGAAATTGATCAATATAATGATTTAGAACACCGGCAAGTAGAGGAGTTGCCATACTAGTACCACTATATACTGCTGTGTTACCGCCTGGTACTGTAGATTCAATATCTACACCGGGACTATACATATCAGCGCACCGACCGTAGTTACTGAAATATGCTCTTGAATCATGTTTGTCTGATGCCATAACCGTCAGAACTTCCTTAACACTTGCGGGACTAGTCTTACAAGCATCTGCGTTTTCATTTCCAGCAGCAACGGTGAAATAGAATGTATTACTATTTTTTACACAATTTTGTACAGCTAGGTTAAGAGCTCTAGAAAATCCACCACCTAGGGACATCGAGGCAATACTGCGTACTTTTCCACCTGTACGAGCAGATTCATTTAGATGACGCTTAAAAGCAAATTCTACACCAGCAATAACACCTGACATACTACCAGATCCACGGCAATCAAGAACCTTTACAGCAAATAACTTAGCGTCTTTACATGCCCCATAAGTCTTAGATCCTACTAGGCCTGCACAGTGTGTTCCGTGAGAATTACAATCTGTATCTTGGTTGTCAGCAAAGTTAGCTAGCCAGGTAGCGCGCCCTTCAAATTCTGGATGAGATGTATCGATACCAGTATCAATTACATAAGTATGAATATCGATATCTTTATTAGTATGACAAGAGCCACTTGCAGTATAAGGGAATTGATCGCTAGAACTTAGATTTCGATTTACAATACGACCTAAATGCCATGGTTGTACTGGTTCAGACATGGATTCTGACATAGATTCAACAAATCGAGTAGTATATTCAGGAAGTGTAACTACTTGATCTTCTTCAACATCAAAGAACGCATTTAGAGTACTAGAAAATCGTTTATAATTCTTTACAGAAGTCTTATATACAGTAAGGTCGCCAAACGAAGCAAGTTGTTCTACATAATGTTCCTTTGTAAAAACAGAAAGATCAAAGAATTTAAGCGCGCTAACATGTTCTTTAGGTGTAAGAATATAATTTGCTTGAGTTAGAACTGGGATGATAGATAGAACTAGGCTGAGAGATAGATATTGCATTTTTTGTTATTGTTTTTTTTATTTTATTAAATTATAATTATTTTATTTAATATTCATTTTTATTTAACTTTTACAATTTGAAGATTTAATAAAAAAAAAAAAACAATTGTAATTCTTAAATTAAATTACAATTGTTTTTTTTTTATTAAATTTACTTACGTCGTCAGATGAACATAATTATGTTCCCGAGTTTGCCGAATCTTTTGAACAACTTGATTGCCAACATACATATACATAAATAAAGTAACTGAAACTAACATAAAAGATAGAATATTTAAAAACGACATCATTTCAAATGGTATTTTTTCAAAAGTAACCTTGATTACAGCTAGCGGATCAGTTGGTTCTTCATTCATTTTTAAATTATCTTTTACTTTTTTATCTTTTTATAAATTAATAAATTCAAAATATTATTTGTTTTTTTTTTAGTTATCTTTTATTTAAAAAATTTCTTAAAATTAATTTTATTTATTAATAGTATATATATATAAAAATGTCATTCGAACAATTCCTAAATCAAATGTTTACTTCTCAATCTGGTGCTGGGAAATTAACAACAAGAAAATCTCCTAAGAAAATGTCATCTAAAAATACATCAACAAAGAAGATGTCACTTAAGAAGAAATCAGGTAAGAAAGCTTCTGTAAACAAAGCTTCTGTAAAGAAGATGTCAGTAAAGAAAATGTCAGCAAAAAAGATGTCTGCAAAAAAGATGTCAGCAAAGAAACAAAAGGGTGGTAAGAAGGTGTCTGCCAAGAAGATGTCTGCCAAAAAGATGTCTGCCAAAAAGATGTCTGCCAAAAAGATGTCTGCCAAAAAGATGTCTGCCAAGAAAGTTATGAAGGTGTCTGCTAAAAAGATGTCTGCTAAAAAGATGTCTGCTAAAAAGATGTCTGCCAAGAAGATGTCTGCTAAAAAGATGTCTGCTAAAAAACAAAAGGGTGGTAAGAAGGTGTCTGCCAAGAAAATGTCTGCCAAGAAAGTTATGAAGGTGTCTGCTAAAAAGATGTCTGCCAAGAAAGTTATGAAGGTGTCTGCTAAAAAGATGTCTGCTAAAAAGATGTCTGCTAAAAAGATGTCTGCTAAAAAGATGTCTGCTAAGAAGATGTCTGCTAAAAAGATGTCTGCCAAGAAGATGTCTGCTAAAAAGATGTCTGCTAAAAAGATGTCTGCTAAAAAACAAAAGGGTGGTAAGAAGATGTCTGCCAAGAAGATGTCTGCCAAGAAGATGTCTGCCAAGAAGATGTCTGCCAAGAAGATGTCTGCTAAAAAGATGTCTGCTAAAAAGATGTCCGGTAAGAAAGCTTCCGTAAAGAAGATGTCAGCAAAAAAGATGTCAGCAAAAAAGATGTCCGGTAAGAAAGCTTCTGTAAAGAAAGCTCAAAAAGGTGGTAAGAAAGCTTCTGTAAACAAAGCTTCTGTAAAGAAGATGTCAGCAAAAAAGATGTCAGTAAAGAAGGTGTCTGTCAAGAAAATGTCTCTTAAAAAGAAGTCTAAAAAATCTAAGAAATCTAAGAAATCTAAAAAGTAAAGAAATATTCTTAGATATGAGTTAATTAAAATAAAATTAAATATAATTTTATTTTTCTATTGTTAATATAATGAACGAATCAGTTAATATAAATTATTTGATTGAGTTGTTTACAAATGAACCAAATAGTTCATATACTAATTTTTTAAAATTTCAGGTAATTATTTTATTTATAGTTATATTGGTATTTTTTTCTAGGGTTATTAATAATGGAAATCCAACTATAGCAATAATGATAATATTATTAATATCATTTGGGTTATATATTTCAAATATTTATGTCAAGACAGTTAAAAATGATTTAGATGATTTAAATAAAAAAACGATGTTCAAGTTAAATTCGTTACAAGAAATCATGAATGATTATATTAAAAAGAAAATATCATTAAACAGCGGTGAAATAAATATTTCAAAGAAGAACCGTTTATTATTATTAGAAAAAAATAAATTGGATAATTTGTATATAGATGCAAATATGATACAATTCTTATATAGTATTAAAAAATTATACGATTATAATCCTGTAGAATTTTATAAATTATTAAAAGGAACTAACGAAATATTAAAAATTAGAAATGAAATAGAAGTATTTTATGATTCAGAAGGTGAATATACAGAAAATATTTATGAAATGTTTGAAATAGCTATCCAATTAAGAGTTAATTGTTTGAATAATTTACAAAATATTATATATACAGTGCCAAAAATTGGTAAAATGTATAATTATATTGATGATGCTATAATAAGATACGGTGTATTATTAGATAGAAATCTCTATCAATTAAACGATTATTATCTTGATAATATAAAAATAAAAGGTATCAATAATAGTACTAAATTTATTTATATAAATCATACAAAACCATATGATAATCTTTCAAATCATAGTGTTATACCGACAAACGCAAGTTCTGAATTGATAGATCTTTATGTATAATAATCGGTAATTTTATATATAAATTCATGATGACTATCAAATTTACATTTGGTCTTAATATAATTTATAATATTATTATTATTTTTATTATCACTTGCTATGCTCAAATATAAAGAAAATATATCGATATTAGAATTATCATCATGGTCCTTCTCTGATTTTTGTTTACTTTCTTTTTTCTTTATCTTTATCTTCATATTAGTAAATTCTATCATATAAAATTGATTTTCTTTTATATATATACTATCAATAGTAAGATTGTTATGAAGAATACCTATATTTTTTAATTTATTAATGAATGAAAAAAGTTCATTAATTAAAATGCGCTTATCTTCCTCTTTTGATATACATAAAACTTCTCTAAATGTCATCATATTTGAGATATCTACTGCGATAGCGCTCATATTTGAATATTCTGATTTTCCATAATCAATAAAACTAGGAGTTATATTATGTTTTATTAAACGATTATAAACATATAATTCCCATTTATATAAATCATGATTATTAAAATATTTTACTAAATATTTATTTTCATTCATTTGATAAAAACAATCATGAGGATAAAAATTGGGTAAAAGAGTTTTATTCAAATAATAACAAGGATCATTTCTTGAAATATATTTAAATATATTATCTGCGTTTTTATTTTTATCTTTACTTTTCATACATAAAGTTATCTTAATTTTAAAATCACTTTATCTTTAACTTAAATTTTATCTTGTCTTTAACTTAAATTTTATCTTGTCTTTAACTTAATTTGTCACGGTTTTGTATTTAAAAATAGCAGATGTAAAGTTTGAATAATTTGGCGTTGTATATTGTACTTGGCCACTGGTTGTAATTGTGAAATTAACAGATTGGTCTCCGATATATGAACTTATAATTTTCCATGATCCATTTTGATTTACGCCTCTTATATGATAATTTGAATACATATTAGTATCTGCGAGTATTCTTATAGAAATATATAAATCAAACCCCCATACACTTGAATCAAACCTTAATCCAGTAACATCTTCTGGTAGAGTTACTCCATTTGAAGCATTAAAAACGGCAGTGGATGGAATATCGCCTAAATTTGGGGTTACCTTTATACCATTTATATACATATCTTGGCCAGCATATAATGTCTTTTCAATACTTGCACCGCCAGCAACTGTTAATGCTCCACCAGATGTTGTACTACTTGCATCTTCTGTACATGATACTCCTATGCCACCGGTTGTAATTATACCACCAGTGGTTGAATTGCTTGCCGGACTGGTAGATACAGAGGTTGCTGAACTAAAATAAATAGGAATATTATCAGTAATACGAATAGATGTTTGACCAGGATCCCCTGTACTAGCGCCAAATTCAAAACGATCACGAGTTTCATTATAAATAATTCCTACATATGGTTTATTATATAAAGAGGCAGAATCTCCTATTGCTGGATTTTGTTCAGACCATTCTGAACTGACAACCGCAACACGAGTTAGACCATTATAATCTTCAATTTTTCTTACTTGGCCTACGCTAAATCCAGATGTTATTTTGATCCACCAACCATTATAATAACCATCATTAGAGTTTGCTGTAGTACTTAATTTAATTTGGGTAGCTGTCATACCAGATTGGTTGGGTAATATATTAGTTTCATATGGTATATCTGATACGGTATCGCCTGTAGATGTATTATTATCAAATTGATATCTTTGAATTAAAAATCCAGCATCCGCGGATCCCGAAGGTCCAGAATTCAATAATAAAATATTATCATCTAAGACTGTATTAGTGGATTCAATAGTAGTAGTATTTCCTACTACAGTTAGGTTGCCTGATATAACTGTATTACCAGCTACATTTAGATCAGCTCCTATACCAACCCCGCCCATAAATGTCACACTTCCATTACTACTATTCGTACTTGAAGTTGTACTAGAAAATACAGTATCTCCTCCTACAAATAATTGTTTTGATATACTTGTTCCACCAAATACAGTTAATCCACCTCCATTATTTAATGAAACGGCATCTGTTGTATTATTTATCGTTATTCCTCCTAATGTGATAATTGACCCGGTTGCTTCATTAACACTAGGTGTTGTATTATTAAATGTAGTAGAGCCATTTATATTTGATATGTCGATAGTTTTTTCTACAAACCCTATAGAATTATATCTAGAAATAGAAAAATTGTTTGAAATAGAATTTAAATCAAGTGAAAATCGTTCAATATTGGAAGGATCATAGAAATTTAATATATTGTTAGACATATTTGAGTAATAAGATGTTGTACCATATAAATACTGGTTATTTCCAATATAAATATCACTGTCACATGCTATTCCACCTGCTACAGTCAATCCTCCGCCAGATGTAATACTTGTAGCATTAAATGTTGTTTGAATGCTTATTCCGCCCGCGACAATCAATGACCCATGAGATACACTCAAAGAAGGATTAGTTGATATTAATACTAAATTTGCAAAAGTACTTCCTACATTTTCTGGATTAGAATATTCAATATTATTTACGATTAAAGTTTTTGCTATTGAAGCTCCTCCGGCAATTGTTAAACTTCCTCCATTACTAATATCGGTCGCGTCAGTTGTACAATTAATAGCCATTCCACCTGATAAAAGGAGTGCTGCTGTAGTTGAATTCAATGAGTCTGTTGTATTAGCAAAGGAAACTATACCATTTGTAAGTAAATCCTTTTCAATTATTGTACCTCCATTAACAACAAGTGACGTGGTTGAACTGTTTTTAATTTCTAATCCATTAAGATAACTAAATTGATCAACATTAAATGTACCATTAACATGTAAATTATATTCAGGAGAACTACTATTGATACCAACATTTCCATTTGTTGATAAAAACAATTGAGAATTTTCTACCCCGACGCATAATTGCAAGGGCCTCAATATTCCATCTTCGCCGCTATCAGTATTTATATTAAATACACCAGATCCAGATGTATCATTACAATAAACTTGTAGTAATTCATAATTTCCAGATGTACTATTATTTAATGTATATAGTCCTATATTGGAAGTATAAGTAACAGCCGTGTCATTACCTGAAAAAGCTACGGTGGCATCTGGTATTGAAATTAATAATCCATTATCATTTTCAGAATTTAGTGAAATATTAGATCCTGCTGCATTTAATACTAAAGTATCAGCTATATAAACATCTTTACCAAAACTTGCGCCTCCATATACAGTTAGCCCGCCGCCTGAACTAATATCTGTGGCATTACTTGTACAATTGATACTTAGCCCTCCATTTATAGTTAATGCGCCTGTACTAGAATTGCTTGATTTTTTAGACGAGTTTATATTAATCGACCCGTCTGATAATAATTCTAATTGGTTATCAATACCATTTTCAAATACCAAATCTCTTTGCTGACCATCTCCGGAACTAGATATTGATATATAATATTTTTCATTTAATGAATCCCACCCCATATTAAGAGATTCAGAATTTTCTACAGAATTTGGCAATCCATATCCAACTATTTTTAAATTTACATCACTTATTGCATCACCATCCTTAGAAAACAAATTAAATGACATTTCTGTCTCATTATTTTGACCTTGCAATGACAAACTATTTTCTGCATAACCACCTCCTAAGATAGAATACTTTTGTGTGTTTCCCATAAACTGTACCTCATTATTGCCCTTAATTCTAAAAACTTCATTATTATTAAAAGAATTTGATGATGCATAAAATATATGATCAGCCGATTCATTGGGAACTTGATATACAAGAGAACCTATACTATTTCCTGCTCCAGATGTTCCAATTCCAGTAAATAAATTAGTTTGCGTAATATCCTCATTTTCTTGATAAAAAACTATCTTATTATTTTTATTACCATTACCAATTTCAATGCCAATTGTGTCGCCGGTAAATAATTTTTTGCTAATCCCAACGCCTCCAGCAATCGTCATTGCACTACCAGATGTACTACTAATAGAGTCGCTTGTACAATCGATGCTCAGCCCGCCATTTAGGATTAAACTTCCGGTTGTAGAATTTAGACTTTCTATAGTATCTGATATTAATACGTATTTAGAAAATAAACTATATGATCCAGTTATAGTTACTAGAGTATTTCCTGTACTACCATTTTGGAATTCAAAATTTCCATTTGTTGTATATAAATAAAAATTACCATCGGGTGCAGATAATAATAAATCATTTCCATTCATTTTAAAATTGGCGCTTTCTACATCAGATGAATTTTGTAAAACTAATTGTGAATTATCTGTATATTTTATTAATATACCAGTTTCTCCGTTATAACTTTCTCCGACGGTTAATGTATTAGATATATATGCGTCAAGGCCTATAGCAAGGCCTCCGGCGACAGTTAAAGCTCCACCATTTGTAGAGTTCTCACTATTTGTAGAACAACTAATTGATATACCCCCTGTAACTGTTATTGCGCCAGTTGTAGAATTAGAACTATCTGTTGTAATATTTATATTTAGATTTGTATCATGAAGATCAAATCTTGTATTAATACCGTCGGGGCTTATATAAAAATTTTTATTAATAACTGTATCTAAAAATAATCTATTATTTGTTAGGCCATTAACACTAAGAATACTTGAGCTATTATCTAGTATAACATTATTTCCTAAAAATGTCTGTTTGTGTACAGCTAACCCGCCTCCGATAGTCAATGCTCCTCCAGATGTTGAACTAACAGAATTATAAGTGCAATTTATGCCTATTCCACCGTTGGTTACGATTGATCCAGACAATACATTAATAGATTCACTTGAATCAGTAATATTAACATAGGACTGTTGTATAACTAATGGTCCTTGAAAAGGCTCTGCTGTTATAGTCTTGAGACGTATATTAGACATTATTATAATCTATATATATAATATTTTTTATTTATAAACTTTAAAATAACTTTTAATTTAAAATTGTAAGTTGATAAATAAAAAATATTATATATATAAATTATAAATGTTTGATAGGCCGATTTTAATATATAGTGATTATTGTGTCTATTCAAAACAATTTCTTCAACTTTTAATAAAGCATAAAAAATTATTTGATTCATTTATCAGAATGAATATAGATATAGATCCAAGGACAAAACAGCGTCCAGTTGCATTTTATAAAATCCAAAAGCAAATAAATACAAATATAACAAAAGTGCCGACTATAATAGTCAAAAATAAGAATAACGAATTACTTTTATTGTCTGATAAGGATGCTTTTAAATGGTTAGATTTTGAAACCCGCGAAATTGTAAAAGTTGGAATATCAGGGTTTAATAAACATGAGATGGAGTCTTTTTCGGACAAGTATTCAAAATATGGATCAACTGATTTAAATGATGCGACTGAACAAAATTTCAAATTTTTTAGAAATAACGATGGCAATATTCTTTTAACAGATGATGACCTGGGTTGCATTGAAGAATCAGAAGAAGATCCTAAAAATAAAGATAAAAAAAAAGTAGAAGATAATTTTAATAGGGAGCAGTTTAATTTATCAAGCCAAATGGGTCAAAATAATGCGTCTCAGATGATAGACTTTACAAACCCTAATTTTGGACTAGCTGGTAAATTAAATGAACAGGTTAATAGATCAGATAAAGCAAAGGATGTTGATAAAAGATTACAACAATTAATGAATGAAAGAAATAATTTATAAAATTACATTAAAATTACATTAAATTATTTTAAAATTATATTATAGATATGTACTATTATTCAATAGCATTAATTTTGATATTAATTTTCATATTAATTTTGATATATAATAAAAAAAATATACAACAATTTATAGATGTTGATTTTGCTGGTTATAATAGCAGCGTGGTACCAGAAAATAAAATAGAAACTGATTTTGATATAGTTTCAGATAATCTAGAAAATATATTAAATTCAAATAATTTGGACAAGGATTATAATGAAGATCTTTCTGAATACGATCTTTTTAATACAAACATAGAATTTCCATATTTAAATATTTTCAAGAATTTTATTTTAAATTATTTTAATAAGACAGTTACTATTTACAAGGATGACAATTGTTATATTTCAGAAATATTTAATATTTATTTTAAAGAACGTGTTGATGGTTATACAAAGTATATATTCTATATAAATCTAGTAAATCCAGTTAAGTTATTTACAAAATCTCTTAAGATAAAGTTATCTATAAATAAAATAACAGAAAAAATTATTCTAAATTATATTACATATAATAATAATAAAATAATAAATATTAATGGCATAGATCCTAATAGCGGCAATTTTTATATGATTAAAAATAGACTACGTTTGATGGATCCATTTTTAACAACTGGTAAAGAAATGATTGTATCAAAAAATATGATTGATAAATTTAAGACTGTTCTACAAATGAAAATACAATCACAAAAAATGCTTAAAAAAGCTTAAAATTATATGTACATGTCATTACTTGTTTCATTTTATATATATTTAATACCGCGCCTAGAGCTAATATTAAATGTTTCAGAATCATCAATTACTTCTATAATTTCTAATACAAAACTATAATCTAAGTCATTAAACCCATAAAGACTTCCGTCATAATTAATACAAGAAAACTCAAGGTCGCCAAGTGTGTTTAATGGAACTTTATCAAAATCCTTAGGGTTACTTAGATAGTTAAAGCATATATAACCAGGAGCTTGGTCTAATGAAATTCTTGCAAAAATATTCTTAACAGATCCTGTATTTTTCATAGTATCCAATTGGGGACATGTTAAAAAACAATAATTTTCGCCTTCTAAATTAATAGACCTATTTAAAATGCCATCTTTTGTATTAGTTTGAACGCCAGAATATCCATGTAAATTACTGCTAATATAGATATTATCACCTCCTCCAGACATAGTTTCATTTGCAAAACTATTTACAAGATAAAATGTAAATGTATTTTCATCAATGATATCTCTTACATTAAGGCCAGTTCCATTTAAGATATTAGCACTAATATTTGAAATATCTTCAGCTCCATATAAATTAAAACTATTTGACATTCCAATTATGCCATTTACTGAGTCTGGTATGATTAATTGACTAACTGGAACAGTAATTTTAAATTCATCGTCGTCAACTATTTCAGTTATTTCATAAAACCCATCAATACTTTCCGTTGTATTTGTTTCCATTATACGAATTTCATCAGCTTTATTTAAGTTATGTGCTACTAATGTTTGTATTTTAACGGTTGTACTATCTATTTTATCAATATCTATTATTTTATTAAATCCATGAGCGGGGAATGATACTGTAATTAACCCTGTACTTACAATAGAAGAATTATCTACACTAGAACTTGTAAAAGATTTTTCTATATCAAATGTTTGATTTGTAACATGAGTAATCGTAAAAATATTATTTCTTGGTAAAATAGGTGATGTATTTACATTAATTAATCTAATTGTGTCACCTTTTACTAAATTATGGTCTATAGTACATATTATAGTAGAATAACCTGATATATTACTTGAAGTTATATTACTAATTGGTACAGTCCAGGTTGTAAAAGTTTGGTGCCTTGGTATATAACCAATATCCACCTTTTCGCCTTCTATTATACTTCCTGGTAATATTAGTTGAGTTGAATTTAATCTCTGTAAAATTTTATATACTCCATCATAATTACTTGTATCATCATAATCATTTAAATTTTGAGTATTATATAAATTAATACTTTTTCCAACATCACCTAAATCATATCGGTGGTCTACATTTGTTGTAAGTATAAATGATCGATTATCATATATGTTATATGAAACTACATCAAGTACTCTATTGTCATCTTCACTGAATCTTATTTGTGTAGTTGTAGAATTAATCTTATTGAAATCTTTAATAATTTCTCGAGTCATTTCGTCGTCCTCAACTTCTACTAATATTGTATTTATAGTTGGTATTGATATTATCGATCTACCAGTAAAGCTACTATTTATAAAATTGCCACTTATATTAGATCCTATTTCTAATACGCTATTTATATCTTGATTAGTCAATAAGTGAGGCGCAGTTGTAGTGATGTTCATTTGATATATATTTTTTAATTTATTGATATTAGTATAAATACGTTTAGAAGAATCTTCTAATGGGAACCCTAAATTTTGCGCAAATGTGTTTAATGGAGTTATATGACCACCCCATAATAATTGAAACGGGCCTTGGTTCCCTATTTTAATATTAGACCCGCCACCTCTACCTGTTTCGCTTGCATTAATGTTTATTTCAAAATTAAATTTTGTATCTTGATTTGATATTAAAATAACTGATCTAAAGCCATTTATGCTTGTAGCTGGAATGCCTCCAATTGAGGGCGACCCTACAATATAAACTAATTCACCACCTTTATAATTATGGGGTTCGTTAGTTGTAACAGTTATTATATTACTACCGAGAACAGTAGTAAATGGATTAGTAACTAGATCTATTAATTTTAAACTTATAAATGTAACAATATCGGTATAAAGATCTAACGTAACTACAAAATAATGAAAATCACCGGCTCCATCTTTTCTTCTCACTTTATTCATTTTGCTTATTATTTCAGTTTGTAAACTAGATGCGGTATATCTACCAACTCTTAATGCCGTACTGTATATAGGATATGTTTTTTTGTTATTTTCACTTATAGTTATATCTTCATCTATATCTTCTTGATTTCTCCAATAAATATATTTATTTCTATCATTTATAATTGCGTCTGTATTTGGAAATTCTATACTAGATAAACGTATGCTTTTTACATTATAAAAAGTTTTACTTAAGAATATTTTGAATTGATTTGCATTTTTGTATAATACTTTATCTCTATCTCTAGAATCTATATTCACATATGTCTTAACTTCTTTTGTTTTTCTTAGCTGATTATTTGGCTCAGACCCTTTAATAGAAAAATTAACTGCATTTGTATTTAATAAATCATTATCCTGTGCTTCTGCATCTTCTCCTATTTTTACATTCTTAATATCATCTATAATCTTGGCTTGATTTTCAAGCTCCAAGTTTCTAAGATAAAAATTTTTGAACTCGTCAATTCCATCCGTTGGTACATCATTAACTAATTCTGGTTTTGGAATAAAGACATTTGTTGATAATAAATCATTTTCGTCTCGATCCATCTTAAAATTAAAATACAATTAATTTTTTAATTTTAAACTAAGATTTGTTTTTCAAATTATCTAACAAAATTAATATAAAAATACCTACCATTATATAAGAAATCAATTCCATAATCTCTTCATTCCTAATACGCTCTGTTTGAATATTAAATTGTTTTAAAAGTCGGTCCTTACATATATTACATTCCATTACATGTTTAATAAAGATTTCATGAGATATAACTTCATTTGACTGCGTATTTTGAGCACCTTGAGCACCTTGTATACCTTGAGTGCCTTGTGTGTTTTGTGTGTTTTGTGTGTTTTGCGCGAGTTGTGCATGTTGTAAAAACTCTATATTATTATACTCTGGAATGTTATTATTAACAATTGGTTGATGATATGCCTTTAACCCATTTTCATAATGTTCAATATTTCTTTCTGATTTGTCTAGTTTTATAGGCATATAATTTGCTTCTCTGGCGTCCAGTTTTATAGGCGTATGATTTGCTTGCGAAATATTATATAAATCATTTGGTTTAAAATCGGACGGAGTTAATTCCATATTTAAATCTTTATAAAGTTTATCATCATGAACAGTTGACTGTTGAAATTTTGGGAAAACAGTTTTAACATATGAATAACTCATATGCCCACTTTTATTTATATTAAGATTATAAAATAAATAAAAAATTTATAAAAAATTCATAAAATGACTTTAAATAGCCTGACCCCTATTTTTCTTAGCAGGCCGGCCTCTTTTATTTTTTAAAGTTACATTTTTAACAATATCATCCTCTGTTGCCTCATCAAAGTTTAATTCAAATTTATTTTTATTTGCCTCTAATTCCTTGAGTCTTTTATTTTGCGCCATAGTTTTCATAATATCTTCTAAATTGATAGAATCAGGAGTATCAAATGCTCCATCGGGACCTCTCATCCTAGATGGCTGATCATCACTATCCTCCGACATATTATCCATTTTATTCAAATCCCTACCATAAGCAACTGGCCCTAATGTAGGTACCCTAAATTGCCCCTTTTGTTGATGTTGCTGGTGTTGTTGGTGAAGCTCTTGTTGAAAAGATTGTTGGGGCGATAATGGGCCAGGCTTAGATCTAGATTGTTGTTGTTGTTGCGATGGTTGATATTGTTGTTGTTGGGATTGTTGGGGTTGTTGTTGAGGGACTTGTTGTTTAGCCCCGCCCATAACACTACCCAATAGACTTGATAACATATTTCCTTGTAATCCAGAATCCATTTTTGTAATTTTCTTTGTTATTGTGAACATTGCAGCAGAACCAATTATCATTAATACAAGTTTTAATTCCGGTGCCATATGTCCTTTTCCTTTATATTTTTCATATAATTCGCTAATAACTTCGTCGTAATCTTGTTGTTCCATTGAATATCCCATCGATTCACTCCATCCATCTAAATCCACTCCCATCGGATCAAACCGGGTATTTAACATTTCAACGCCTTGAACGCCCATTAATAACATTTGCTTACAGAATTTTACCATTCTTTCATTCTCCATATTAACACGGATTCTTTCATATTCATTTCTAATATCTTCAAGTGAATTACTCATATCGAATTTTAAAATACTTCTGTTTCCTTTCGCATTCAAGACGCTTATTTTATATAGATACTCACTCTTTTCACGACGAATATCATCGTTTTTATTTTCCTTATTTGCACGTTTCTGTTTAGTAACTCTTTCTCTATCATAACTACTAGTACTTCTAGTAGAATCATCAAACTCTTTATTCTGATCTTTATTCTGATCTTTATTCTGATCTTTATTCTTTTTTTTACTAGATACATTTTCATTTAAAGTTGGATAGGCTTTTTGAACTGGATGATTGACTTCTGAACTTTCTTTTGAAACTGATATATTATCTGAAACTTTTTTATTTAATTTCTTTTTATTAGCTAATAATTCTAAATCCCCCATAGAAATATCTGTATCACTATCAAATTTATTAAGATCTATACTCTTTGATCTACTTTTTGATTTTCTACTTTTTATATCAGATGATATTGTAGTTACATCATTTGACAAGTCCATAATATATTTTAATGTTGACTAATAATAAAAAAGTCATTTTTAAACTTAAACTCATCTTTTTATTAAAAGGATTTTTGTAAAGTTTTTGGGTAAGCCTTTTATTAAAAGGATTTTTGTAAAGTTTTTGGGTAAGCCTTTTGTTAAAAGGATTTTTGTAAAGTTTTTATCTTTTATCTTTTATCTTTTATCTTTTATATTTTATATATATTATTATAAAATAATGAACAGCGATATAATTAAAACATTTTTTCATATGAATTTAAATATTAAATTATATCATTGGCAAACAAAACTTTATGCTAGACATATTGCGTCTGATGCTCTATTGACTCTTTTATTGGTAAATATAGATCGATTTATCGAAACATACAGTGGAAGATATGAACGACCAGACTTTAAACAAGAAGATTTTCAAATAAGTGTTTCTGAATTTAATGACAAGACAATAATTTCACTATTACATCATTATACAAACTTTTTAAAAAATGTCCTACCTAGAGATATTAAAGATACTGATTTACTAAATATACGTGATGAAATGTTAGCAGATATTAATAAAACTCTTTATCTATTTACATTTGAATAAACTTTTATTCACTATCTTCTTGTCTATAATCAACTACATCCCCCTCACGAGATATTATAACTTTAAGTTTTCGTGTATTTTTATATTTTTTAGTTAATTCATCTATTTTTTCTTGATCAAAATCTCTTTCTTCATTATATTTTGAATTATAATTCAAATTATGATATTTCCATAACTTTTCATGTCCAACTCTAAATTCTTCATGTTCAGATGCTTTATACCAAAATACTTGATCTTTTAAATCAGTACTATTCCCTGATGTTTTTATAACTAAACATTCATGATTTTGAGTACACGAGTCTAGTATATTACAAAAATAATCAAATGTGGGAATCATACCGGCATAACCTTCATATATATTTTTACGATTCTTTATACTTGGCTCATTAAAAATAAATACATAATCAATATTAGAACGAAGTGCTGGCGGAATACCGAGAGGATATTGCATTGTTAATATAAAAAATAAATTAAAATGCCTTCCATTAAAAAAAATTTCTTGTATTGTTTTTTCTTTTTTCCAAGAACTTGCATCCGCTAACATATCATCTAATACAATAAAAAAACGATTTGATGATGTAAGCCCATCTTTAGAAATTCTAACCAATGAATCTTTAGGTAAATAAGTTAATTTTGTTTTATTCCCATCCAATGTTTTTCGTGCTAAACTTCTTGTTTCTCTAACTTTTGTTCCTTGTTTGCTTAGCACTGACTCAATCAAGCTAGGATCATATTCACTGTGAATAAAAGAATCTGGAATAAAATCTCCAAAAAAAGGGTTTGCCTGTTCTGTACCTGAGAAAATTAATCCAGTTGGCACATCACGATGATGATAAAAAATATCTCTTACAAGCCAACTATTATGGGTAACAATAAAATTTCCTAATACAAATCTATGATTTCCATCTAATTGAAATCCGTAAAATTCATTTTCTGGTAATTTTTCTATACTAATAGAACTCATTAACATATCTTTATTTAATTCTTGTGAAATAGACATAATAATTCTCCAAGTAAATCCAGTATCCTTTAACCCATTATAATTACATGTTGTTTTGATTTTTTGTTTACGGCAAGCAAATCCTAAACTTCTACCTACAAAAATTAAATCATCTATTAATTTTTCATACTCTAATCCAAGAGTTATTTCAAAGTATTCAGACTCAAATTGCGTATTTTCATTCATAAATCCAGCTAATAATTTAAGACGATTTTCTCTTGAATTACATTTATAATCTTGAGGAATTTCTTTTTTAGACAAATATAAATTACGCCCCATCAAATAAGGATCTGTTTCAAGATTTGTATGTTGAAAATTAATTGGAACCTGATATCCATATAAATATTCTTTATTTTTCTTTGAAAGAGATATATATTTCTGTATTGATATATCTACTGTTTTTTCACTCTCGTCAATTGTATCAAAAATAGCCTTTGCTTTTATATAAATACCGTCCTTACCAGTTTCTTTATACGAAAAAACCTTTGAAGAATATGTTAATATTTCTTTATCAAACCATATAAGAATATAGGCTTCATTAGAGGGATCATCTTTTAAGCTTTTATTTTCAATGTACTTGAAAGATAATATATGTTCGCTATTTACAATATATGATTCGCCTCTTTGATTACTTATTTTATATAAAGTATCTATACCAGTATTTGTTCCTAGAACTCTTCTTGGTGTAGAATCATCGCCCATTACCAGATCCCCTTCGTATATATTCTCTACTTTTTTAATTGAACCGTCGTACATAAGAATTTCAGTTCCTTTTCCTAGACATTTTCCACTTCTTCTCCGGCCAAGTAATAGGATAGTAGCATTTGGAACAATATCCTTTATTTTAAATTTTTTTAATGAAATTTTATCAAAATCATTAGCCATATTTATTATTATCCCGTAAGAAATAAAAAAATTAACGCAAACGTTTACGTTAATTTAATTTAATTTTTAAATTTATTTCCTTTTCAATAAATATGAAAAGAACAGTTGTATTTAATGAAAACTTAATTATACATGAATTTAATAAAAAAAGTAAAATATTACAAGATTCTAATTACGGGGAAAATAAACTCAAGGACTTTTTTGAAGATTGTAAAGAATTTTTAATAGATTTTTATGAAAATATAAAATATAAAATTCAAAATGACATAACAAAATTCAAAATAAAATTTAAAATGACATAACAAAATTATTTTAATTTAACTTGATTTAAAATGATACAAACGTTAATTCTATATAAAAAATATAAAAGACAAGTTTAATAGATATGATTCTATCGATTGATATAGGGTTAAGAAATCTTGCATTATGTTGTATGTCAGCAGATGATATAACAAATATAGAATCTTATAATATTCATCTCTGGGATGTTTATAATACACTGGATTCGGATGATTATAAATGTGAAGGTATTCAAAAAAGTGGTAAGGTATGTGGTAAAAAATGCAGTTTTAAGTATAAATTAGATAATAATCTTATTTATTCATGCAAAACTCATTTTCCAAAGACATTGGATTTTAAACTAAAAGAACATGTTTTTAAAAAAAAAGCTATTGATGATTATTTATTACAAGATATAGCAAGCATCGTATTATGTAAATTACAAGAAATATATGATAATAATTTATTTCAATTAAATTTAAAAAGTATATTTATTGAACTGCAGCCTAAGATTAATCGTAAGGCTGTTTTTACATCGCATATAATATATGGTAAATTAGTAGAATTATATAAAAATACAAATGTTCCAATAAGATTTGTAAGAGCATCTCATAAATTAAAATGTTATACTGGTCCTAATATTGAATGTAAATTAAAAGGAGCATATGCGCAGAGAAAGTGGTTATCAATAGAATATTGTAAATGGTTTTTAGAAAATAAATTTAATAAAGACCAAAAAGAAAAATGGTTACCAGAAATTTTACAACATTCTAAAAAAGATGATCTTAGTGATACTTTTTGTATGGTTATAAATGCATTATATGGAATCCCCAAAAAACAAAAGTTTCAAAAAAATGGTAAATGTATTAAGTAATATTTAATTGTTATATAAATAGCAATATTCAAGCCAAGACTTGTTGTCTATACAATAAGTTTTATTTAGACAATTAAACGTAACTGTAAGTTCTTTATTGTAATAATCTTCAAACAAATTCAGATCACGCTGGTCGATACTTTCATTGGGCAAGTAATGTAGTATAAATTTTGTAAAATTATCTATATCTGAGAAAAAATATGGAAATCTCGTCTTTAAATCATTATGTATCTCGAATATACAATCTAGTTCATCGTCCATACTCTGTTCGCATACATATTCTCCTTCGTCTGAATCTGACATATTAGACATTGTGATTTATTTAAATTAAATTGTTTATTTTTAAATTATTTATAATAATAATTTTTTTATTTTATTTTATTTTATTATTATATATTAAACAATGGCCGGTATATTTGAAATGATTCAAAAAAATAATACATTAAAAGTACTTTTAGTACTAGCAGTAGTATATTTCTTTATGCGAATGTACAACAAAGAAGGGCTTGATAATGTTGCTAATTCTGAACCAGTCAATTTTACAACTGCCGTAAACAATGGTGGCGCTCTAGGCACCGCTTCAAATGAAGCAGCTGTTCCTGAAGCTCTACTTGTTCAAGGTTCTCTAGAAGAAGATAAAGCTAGCGTAATGCCAAAAACAGATGAACAAATCCAAGTAGAAAAGGTTTTAGCTGGAGCTGCTAAATTAAGCGCTGACGATCTTCTTCCAAAATATGATGATGCCAACGCATTCGCTAAAGAAAACCCTGTATCTAAATTACTACAAGAACAAAACTTTTTACAATCAGGATATCACATTGGTATTAACACCGTTGTTCAATCTAATAAAATCCCTTATCTAGATATCCGGTCTTGCCCACCTATCCCTAAAGAACAAGCTGGACCATGGAATAATAGTTCATTCGAACGCCCAACCGGCTTTGGTCGGAAATTCCTTGAAATTGGCTCTTAAATCTAATTGGTTAATTTACGTTATCATTAATTAATATAATAATTTATTTATATTAATTTATTTTTTATTTTTAGGTTGGAACGGCAGTCGGCACGATTTAGTTGTAGGTGAGCATTCAGCTCTCATATTTTCATATTTATCTAAAATTTCTTTAAATGGAGGAGATACCGTAGTACGAAATGTATCTTCTCCAAATTCTTGTAGTTTTGCATCAAAATAATTTTTTGTAATTTCTTTTTTTTTTAAAAGTTCTTTTAATCTTTTTTTTTCATTAATATAGCATCTTTTCTCTTGTTTAATTAATTTATTATTAACTTTATCTTTTATCAAGTATAACCAGTACATCAGTTCGATTCTACCGCCTAAAAAATCTTCAATTGCTAACTGTTTTATAAATTTTTTAAATGATTTTCTACAAAATATACATGGCATCACAAACTCTAATGAGCTCAAGAAATTTTTATAATACTCTTGAAGAGTAATGTGTTCTTTATTTTTTTTATCTATCTTATATGGATAATTCCCTATAATACTTGTAAATAAAAAATTCCATGCATTTGGGCCCCAGTAACTCGTGCTCATTCCAGCTGTACGTGAATATTTTTTATAATTAATATTATTAGGAAGATTCATATTAATATATACCAATAAATTAAATTAATTTATCTTTTCTAAAAATTCTATAGGAATATATACTCTAGGATTATGATTAGGCGCATCAAGAATAACGGTGGCATAATCGGTAGATTTAAATCGCGTTTTTATAATACCATGATATCCACAATATATATCACATAATCTATGCGCGTCAGATGTTCTTAGAGATGGCCTTATAACTTTTATAAAATCACCTGCCTTTAATGAAATTTCTTTATACTCTGAATATATATTTTCTTTCAAGTCTGGAGTAGAACTTTCATTTTTTACTGGATTTTTATTAAAAGTAAAAGATTCTTCAGTTACTTCTTCCTTTTTATATTTGGCGACGGTTGTATCTTCTTTTAAAAATTGTAAAAAATTCATTGTTTATATAACATTTTTACTTTTAAACTTAAAATACAACTGAATTTAAAACTAAAAATAAATATAAATATATGTTAAAACATAAATTGCCAGGATTTATTAGAAATTTAAGAGAAGTTATGTTTTTTAATTTTTTTATAAATATACTTAAATTTTACATATTTATATACACAATATTTTTTGATATCTTTCTAAGGAATATAATTTTTGTAAGTAAAGTCAAAAACTTTAACTTGTACAAGGTAAAAGATAGTGATATAAATAAATATTATGATATAATTTTAATGGAATCAGAAACCGAAACTGAAAACATGAAAAATATATTTTTAACTATAAAAGAAAAATTTAAAAATAGAAATTTATTATTTTATTGTTCCGTGAATGAAATCGACATAACAGAAGATGTACGTAAATTTATTAATTATTTTGATGATATTAAAGAAATTCCTTGGGCTCATATATACGAATATTTAATATCTAGTAATAAAATCGAAAATGACAGCGAAAAATATTCAATCTTATTAATTGACGACCAGTTTAATGAAATTAATATAAATCATTAACCATATACACAGGACTACAACTTCTTTCAATATAATGAAATTAAATTAGTTCGTTTTATTAGAAATTTAAAAAAATCTAATATTTCTAATGAAAAAAGAGATAAATACACTTATCTTTTCAGGCGGAGGTATTAAAACTTTAGCTTATATAGGCGTTTTAAAAAAAATAGAAGAATTAATTTTTCAACAACAAGAACAAGAACAAGAACAACAACAAGAACATCAAGAACAACAAGAACGGGAAGAACACCAACGCGAAACTAATGGTGGTCTAATATTTAATATTAAACATATTTCTAGTGTTTCAGCTGGTTCGATGTTTGGATTGATGTATCTTTTGGGTTATACAAGTGAGGATATTACAAATGAGGTAATTAATAAAAAACTCGACCGGTTAAAAAGTATTAAGTTTGCAAATCTAATTTCGAAATTTGGGATAGATTCTGGTAATAATATTTTATTATGGATAGAAACGTTAATTACAAAAAAGGGGTATAATAAAGATTTGACGCTTAAAGAGTTTTATGATTTAGTTTATTTAAATACAGGCAAGTATATAAATTTTGATATTATAGCATCAAATTTAAATAAATACGAATACACAATTTTTAATCATACTAATACACCAAATGTAAAAATTACAGAAGCGATTAGAATGTCGATAAGTATTCCTTTTATATTTACTGTAACAAAATATGATATTAAAAATGATAAAGTAGGAGAATCTGGTGATATCCATGTGGATGGAGGGTTGATTGAGAATTATCCAATACACTTATTCAAAGAAAATTTAGAAAATGTAGTTGGATTAAAGTTATTAAGTAGTCGAGAATCAAGTCAAAATAAGGATGAAGATATAAATTCAATCGAAAGATATATATATCACGTAATGACTTGCTTTTTTTCACAAAGAGACAAAAAAATAAGTATGGCTGATTTATATAAGCCGCATACTATTTATATCGATATTAAAAATATTACCTCAAGTATGAATTTAGGCTTATCTTCTATTGATAAGAAAAAATTAATAGAACTTGGGTATAACGCTGCTGATAAATATTTCAACTCTAACTGTATGCTGTAATTTACTTGGTGGGTATATTTTATTTTTTTTTTATTTACATTTTATAAGGAAGGCAATGAATAGTATGGCTAGAATGTCTAGGCCATCTAATTATATACGCCAAATTGGTAAAGGTTCATTTTCGAATGTTTATTTATTTAAAGATGACAATTTTAAACAAGACTCTGGTAGTGATGATACAAATTTAACAAACTCGCTGATATTTTATGAAATTGAACGAGAGCCTTTTTATATAATAAAGGAAGTAAATTTGTCTTTGCTTGTTAAAAAATATATTAATAAGAATTTTAAGAGTACTGGCCGTCGCCAAGTGTATCATAAAAACAATATAGATTTTGATAAGAATAATGGGATAGAGATAAAACAAAAAAAGGCTAATAAAATTGCAAATATTACTCCGTATAGTACATTTACATCAGCCGCATACCACAAAAATAAAAATAAAAAGAATATCACTACGACACCAACGACGCCGACTATAGATATTAATATGAAATATTCAGAAGATGAATATTATTATAATAAATTAAAAGAATTAATTGATAGTGAAATAGAGATTCTAAAAAATCTAGATCATAAAAATATAAGTAGATATATTTCTAGTTTATTTGTAAATGATGTATATTCTATAAAAATGGAATATTGTAATTTAGGGGATCTTTATTCTGTTCTAAAGTCGTCGTCTAATGAAAAATATTTTGAAAGAAATTTATTTAATGGATTTAGAGATGACTTTATTAAAGTTTACTTGTTAGATACTGCCACGGCATTAAAATATATTCATGACAAAGGATTAATACACAGAGATATTAAATTACATAATATTTTAATAAAGGACGAAAAAAATAAAAATAATTTTCCATTTACATTTAAGTTAAGTGATTTTGGATTTACATGTTATTCGGCTGAATATGAAAATAATTCAGAAGAAGTTTGTTCTATTTTAAAAAAGAAATATTATAAGCTATGCGGAACTCCTTATTATATGGCGCCAGAAATGATTTTAAATATAGAACAGTTTGAAGGATTGATGTCGTCTAATCACGGTCGTCATAGCAAAAAAATTTATGATAACAAAATCGATTTATGGAGTTATGGAATATGTTTATACGAATTAATATTTAATATTTTGCCATTTTCAAATATGACTGAAATAAATGATCTAAAAATATTTTATAGTAATAGTAATACCCAAAATCTTATATATAAAAACATTGATGAAAAACATATAATAAACGATGATATAAAAATTTTATTAAAAAAATTATTAACTATGGATCCAGATTATAGATTTACAACAGATGAATTATTTGATTATATACAAAATATAATTTTAAAGAACGATACCTTAATATTAGAAAATACATTATCCTCTTCTCTTTTTAAAAATAATTCCTTTGATAAAAACACCCATATACAAAATACTGATACAGAAAAAATATATATAGAAGAAATATATACAAAAGAAATATATACAGAAGAAATATATACAGAAGAAATATATACAGAAGAAATATATACAGAAGAAATTAAACCTAAATCTAACATTAATATGGAATCTTGGGCAATAACTGATTTTGAATTTGATAAATCTATAATGAAGATTAGCGTCGATAATAAATTTATGAAATGGTTAATGAAAAAATAAAGTTAATGAAAAATAAATTTATTTAATGAAAAATAAAGTTAATGAAAAAATAAAGTTAATGAAAAATAAATTTATTTAATGAAAAATAAAGTTAATGAAAAAATAAAGTTAATGAAAAATAAATTTATTTAAAGACAAATAAATTTATTAATTTAGGGACAAAATAAATGTCAGATAATACTAGAGATATAGCTTTTGAGATTTTTTCTAAGCAAGTGCTTGCAAAAAATTCTATACAGTTAGAATTAGAAGAGAGTTGCGTAGATTTAAAAGAAAATGTTGAAGATTTTGTATTTGATGTATTAACAATGATTACATTTCATGGAATTGAAATTTTATATGGACATAAAAACATAGCTATGCTTACAAAAGACCAATTTAAGTTGGTACAGGAATATACTAATTCTTATGGTTATAATATAACACATCGAATAAAAGATAATAACTTACTAATTGGTTTTGAAAAAATAAATTAATTTAAATTAATTAGTTTAATTCAAATTTTTATTTTCTTTTTAGATATTATAAAAACTAAACAACTAAAATGGCAGGTGGACTTATGCAACTTGTAGCTTATGGAGCCCAGGATATCTACCTCACAGGGAATCCCCAAATCACCTTCTTCAAAGTTGTGTACCGTCGTCATACTAACTTTGCTCTTGAATCTATTGAACAAACCTTCAACGGTACCGTAGATTTCGGTCGCAAAGTTACTTGCACTGTATCTCGTAACGGTGATTTAATCCACAAGACTTATCTCCAAGTTACTCTACCAGCTGTTGCTGGCACCGGGTTTGCCTGGGAGCGCAATGTTGGTCACAACATGATCGACTATGTAAATGTTGAAATTGGTGGTCAAGAAATTGATCGTCACTACGGTGATTGGCTAACCATCTGGAACGAGCTCACTCAAACTGCTGAACGTGAAGATGGTTATAATGTTATGGTCGGTAATACTACCCTTCTTACTACCCCAGCTTCTTCTCAAGCTGAGTCCGTACTATATGTACCCCTTCAATTCTGGTTCTGTCGCAACCCCGGTCTTGCTCTACCTTTAATTGCTCTTCAATACCACGAAGTTAAATTCAACATTGCTTTCCGTGCCTTCTCCGAGCTCCACAAAGGTACCGCTGCTTCTACTCCTTCTATCCCCAATGCTTCCCTATATGTTGACTATGTATACCTTGATACTGATGAGCGTCGCCAATTCGCTCAAGTTCAACACGAATATCTAATTGAACAACTCCAATTTACCGGAGAGGAAGCTTATAGCAACTCTTCTGTAAAATCCAAGCTATCTCTTAACCACCCAGTTAAGGAACTTGTTTGGGTTGCTCAACCTCAATCTAACCTTGATGATAACGAACTATCCAACTATGGTAAGCTAGGTGGTTATGATGGTGGTCAAACTGTATCCACCGCTAAGCTACAACTTAACGGTCAAGATCGTTTCTCCGTCCGAGATGGTGCTTACTTCAACGTAGTTCAACCCTACCAACACCACACTCGTTGCCCCGCTGATGGTATCTATGTATACTCCTTTGCCCTTAACCCCGAGCAACATCAACCATCTGGGTCTGTCAATATGTCCCGTATTGATAACGCCACTCTTCTACTTGAACTTGCTACCGGCACTGACCCCGTACTCCTAAAGGTTTACGCTGTAAATTACAACGTACTCCGCATTATGTCTGGGATGGGCGGTTTGGCATATTCCAATTGAGCTAGCCCACCCGTACCGTACATTGTTATGTATTGTTACACATTAAAAAATAATAAAAAATATAACGCAACTATTCTAATAAATCAAAATTATTAAAATCGTTTTTTGCTACAAATTAATTAATTTATCATATATACCATCATAATTTAATCGAGAATTATTATAAATTGAAAAATAAACAGTTTTAATGCTAAAATAAACACCCTTAAACAGACTTTTATTAAACTCTTAATAAAATTTCCAAATGGAACAACAAATACAAACACAAAAGTGTACTAATTGTAAGGTAACTAGATCTTTAGATAATTTTATTGGTAAATTTGGAAATATACTAAAAACGTGCTTAAAATGCCGCGAAAAAGATGCGAAACAGAAACAACATCCAGATGTAATTAATAAAAAAAATAAAAGACAAAATGAAAAAAAATATTATATAAAATATCGTGAAAATAAAAGATCAGAAAATGAAGAAGTATTTTTAAAACATACCGCAGAGGTGCAAAAAAAATGGAGATGTAATAATAAAGAGCATTTAGCAAAATGGCAAACATCAAATTTTAGAGCAAGATTTTACGCCATTAAACAACAGGCTCAAAAGAAAGGTATTTTATGGAATGAAAATTTAACAGATGAAATATGTTATAAATTAATGAATTCAAATTGTTTTTATTGTAACCATATACCTGAAAAAAGTTTAAACGGCATCGATAGAATGAACGCTATGAAACATTATGAAAAATCAAATGTTGTTAGTTGTTGTAAACATTGTAATTTTATGAAAGGAAGTTTGGACACAAATACTTTTGTAAAAAGATGCCAGCATATTTCTAAACATTTCGGTGGAATGGGCGATTATAATAAACATGTTTGGTATGATTCACAATCAGTATCGTACAATATTTATTTAAACAGAGCTCAAAATAAAAATCTTGAATTTAGTTTAACAAAAGAAGATTTTGATAAATTTATTTATGATAAATGTTATTACTGCGACAAGCATACTTCTAATACACATATAAACGGCATTGATAGAAAAAATAATAATTTTGGATATAATAGTGATAACTGCGTAACCTGTTGCTCACAATGCAATTATATGAAAGGTAGTTTAAATGACACAGAATTCATAAATAATTGTAAAAAAGTATCAGAATATATATTGAAAAATAATATAGATGTACCAGAAATTGAAATTTGTACTTCTAAAATTACAAAAAGACACGATAAATATGATATTCCCAAAACATCAATATCTATTAGAAAATTACAACCCAATAAAGAAATAGTTTATAAACATTATGAAGAAACAACTAGAGAAATAGGTAGAGAATACAAAAGAAATAACAATTTACCATCAGACTGTAAAATCAAATTGGAAGATATTCCTAAACATTGTTATTATGCTCCAGCAACTGAGAAAAGAGGTGATAGTTTTTGTGTAAATAGAACACATCCAAAAACAAACGGAAAAGATTGGAGAACTACTACAAGTAAATTATTTTCTACAGAAGAAAAATATAAACAATTATTAGCTTATCTAAATGATACGCAATATGAACCAATACAAAATATTAAAATAGTCAAAGAATCTAGACAAGTTGTAAAAAAAGAAATAGTATTTTCAAATGAAGTTTGGATAGAAATTTTCAAAATGAAGAATATAAAGAATCTTACAACAGAAGAAGCATCCAAACAAATTAAGAATGATTATAATATTTATATAAGACGCGACATTATTTCGAAAATATGGAAAAATGAAATTCAAGTGCCAGAAGAATTACAACAAACTTCTGAATATAAAGATATGATAGAAAATAGTAAATTAAGAACTAAAAAATCTACAAAGTTTACAGAAGATGAAATTAAATTTGTAAAAGAAATTAAACATGAACACGAACACAAACATTCATTAGCAGAAATAGCTAGATTATTTGAAGAAAAGTTTAATAAAACAATAACAAGAACATATATTTCTAAACTTTGAAAAATAAAACTACATTAACAATTTTAATCAAAATTAATAAAATCGTTAATGTAGTTTTATTTTAATCAAATCTAAAAAAAAAATGATTTATATATAATCAAAAATAAATATAAATCAATCCAAAATAAATCAATCCAACTAAATAAAATGCTCTACATTATCTATATTTTTCTGACTATACTAAATATTATTCATTGCGCGCCTGAATATATTTTGAGAGAACGAACTCCTGGTAAAAATCTCCAAAAATTATCTATTTTGACAAATTCAGAAAAAATTAATGGTAGAGCTAAGATTGAAAATGTAGAATATTTATTTGTATCAACTCTTTCAAATGAAGAAAAAGCATCTTTATCAAAAGATTATATAATTGAGGAAAATCATAGGGCTACTATTAATAATCCTACTGTTAAGTTTACTTGGAGTTGGCATCTGGATCGTATCGATCAAAAAACCTTACCACTAAGTCTCACGCAATTTAAAATTAATCATAATACTAGTAATGTTGATATGTATATTCTTGATACAGGAATTGATATTTATCATCCAGAATTTTCAAATAATAAAATTACTTGGGGTGCAAACTTTATGGACGATATCAATAGAGATTGTCATGGTCACGGAACTCATGTGGCATCACTCGCTGGCGGAAAAGAACTTGGAGTAGCAAAGAATGTAAATTTAATCGCAGTTAAAGTACTTGGATGCGAAGGTTGGGGCTCATATTCTGCTATTATCTCAGCTGTTGAATGGGTTATGGCTCAAGCAAAAGTTACAAAGCGAACATCAATTATAAATATGTCATTGGGCGGACCTGTTAGCGAGGCGCTTAACTCTGCTGTTCGAGCAGCGAAGAAGAGCGGAGTGCACGTCGTAGTTGCGGCTGGTAATGAGGACGATCTAGCATGTAATCATTCTCCTGCTAGTGCAAAAGAAATTATTACAGTTGCAGCTAGTGATTCAAGTGATAACAGAGCATCTTTTAGTAATCATGGGTCGTGCGTTGATATGTATGCACCGGGTGTAAATGTAGCTGGAGCATGGCCTAATAATCAGTATAAATCAATAAGTGGAACTTCCATGGCATCTCCAGTTGCAGCTGGTATATTAGCAGTATATTTGTCTAAATATGGTAGTAAAACTGGGATTAAGATGTTTTTTGGTAATTTAACTAATAAAGTTATTAAAAATAACAAGCCAAAAACTATAAATAAGTTGGTTTATATTTAAGATAATTATACATATATATTTAAGCACTTTATACCATTTTTTATGTAATATAATTTATAACATTTTCTTTGTTTTGATTTTCCATTTATAAATATAATCTGTATCTTTGGCATTTTCTTCTGTAATTGTTTTTGAATTATATATGCTATCTTCAAACGAGAATTCAAACGAGTCATCTCTTTCAACTTTATTTTTTAATTCAGTCAATTTCTTATTATATAAGGAATTCATTTTTTTTAACGCATTTTCTTTATTTTTGAAAACATCTGTATTTAATTCGATAGTTTCCTCTGGGTTTCCTACTTCAAATTTAAAGTATTCTAAAACATAAACTATATCTTTAAAAATAATATGTTTGTATTTTTTACATAAATTCATCATTTGTTTATTTGCATTACATGTTTTTTTGATATCTTCAAGGCTTAAATTTTTAAATATTTCTAAAATGCTATCTTCATCTAACATTATACTATTTTATACTTATTATAAATAAAAAAGTTTTTTATTAAAAGAACAAGTCAATTCAATAAGAGTTAATAAATGTTAATTTGATTTAATTTATTGTATAATAATTTATCATATAATAATTTATTGTATTAATATAAGATAATATGTCTAATATTAAACAACAATTAAGAGAGCTTAGTGAAAAAAATTTTATTTTTGTTCCAAATACATATAATTTTTTATTATCTACATTAGATATTCTAAATAAAAATAACATTGATTTATTATTACCATCAAAATATATGATAAAAAATCATATAAAAAATTTTAGAGATCTTTTTATTCATTGGAACTGTGATCAAAATACTCTTAGAAAATTAGATACTCCAAAATTTTATAAATCTAAAATAAAGAAATTTATTGAAGATAAAAATCAAAGATTTATTGTATTTCCGTTAATTTTACATGACAAACTTAAATGTAGTGAAAAATTACAAACATCAAAGATTACACATACAAATATAATTATTTATGATAAATTAAATAAAAGTTTAGAAAGATTTGACCCTTCAAATACAATATATTATGAATCTGAAATGATAGAAACTGTTTTATTTAATACATTTGAAAATGATTTTGGCTTAGAAATTAAAAATATATATAAACCAACTTCTATTTGTTTACAGCAAAAAGGAATACAAGGCTTACAAGAAGATGAAGTTTATACTAATAAAATTAAAGCGATTTTAGGTGGTAATATTGGGTTTTGTAGTATGTATTCTCTATTATATTTAGATTCAAGATTATCTCATCCAAATAAAGAACCATCTGAAATTATAAATATGATAATAAAAAAAGCCCAAACAAAAGGTATTTCCTTAACTAAAATGATAGTAGAATATACATATAATTTACAAAAAATACAAAAAGAAATAACAAAAGATCTTGAACACAAAGATCAAATAAATATAATATATGAATATGAAGAAGAAGAAAAAAAATTAAAAAAAAGTGGTATATCTCAAGAAGAGATAGATTATATTCTTTTATATAAATTTAAAAAACAAAATATCCAAATATTAGAAACTATATTTTCTTCTATTGAAAACTATTTTAACTTAAAAAGAAATTGAAATTTATAAACAAATAAATTTTCTTAAGTTTTTATAAGAAGAATATTATGTCATTTAAAGGAGAATGGGATATTGAAACGTTTTACCTAAAAGGTGACACTGTAAAGATACCTACTTATAAATATTTTAATAGCCACCGCATTCAAAACGGTCAAAAATATTTTGTATGTACTCTTAGTCATGTTTCATGTAATCTTGTATATCCATTAAACACAGATGAAATTTACTGGGCATTTTTAGCATCTTCTACAAATATTATACCCGAACTAGAAGAAACTTTAAATTCAGAAGAAATGTATCAAGCAGAAATGAAAAATCTAAAAGAAGTTGTAGAGGAAGTTGGAGGTGAAATTAAAAAATTAAAAAAGGAAGAAATGAAGAAACTAAAAGACATCGTAGAAGAAGTAGAAGAAGAAATTAAAAAATTAAGACAAGAAGTAATGTATCAAGAAGAAGTTATTAAAGAAGCTGAAGCTCTTGAAGCTCTTGAAGCTGAAGCTGAAGCTGAAGCTCTTGAAGCTGAAGCTGAAGCTGAAGCTAACACTGAAGCCAAAAAAGTTCAAATAAAAGTTGTTAGAGATCTTATTGGTGAAGGTGGCGATGAAGATACTGAAGAAGAAAGTAGTCGTGAAGAAGGAAATTATTTATCAAATTTTATTACAGAAGAAGAAATTATTGAAAGACTAAAAAATACCCAAAATAAGAGAAAGTTTAGAACTAAACTAAATGAAATTCAACAAGAAATCAGAGTTTATAAAAAACAAAGAGGCGAAGAAGAATTTAATTGTGATTTAGAGGATAAAATAATGTTATTAGATGTTAATATTCAAACAAAGATATTCTTACTAGATAAATATGAATCATCTGTTAAAAATGCTAAAATGCAGAATAGTAGTGATTACACAAAAGGTTTAACATGGTTTAAAACAGTTACAAATATTCCATTTGGTAAAGCTAAACCATTCAAAATAAGTGCGGATGATTCATCTGAAACTATAAATTTATTCTTTGAAAATGTAAGATCTAAATTAGACGAAAAGATTTATGGTTTAGATTATGTTAAAGAAGAAATTTTAGAATTTTTGGCTAGAAAAATAACAAATCCAGATAGCAAAGGGCATATTTTAGCATTACATGGAGTTGCCGGTACTGGTAAAACAAAGATTCTTAAAACATTAGCAAGCGCATTGGAATTACCATTTCATCAAATCAATTTTGGTGGAATGGGCGATTCATCTATTTTAACTGGGCATTCAGAGACGTATATATCTTCTAAACCTGGTAAAATTGTTGAGATTTTATCAAATTCTGGATGTATGAATCCAATTATATATTTAGATGAAATAGATAAAATTAGCGAATCAAAACAGCGAGAAATTAATGGTGTATTAACTCATATGTTAGACGAAGAACAGAATAATAAATTTCAAGATAATTATTTATCTAATGTTGATATTGATTTATCTCAGGTATTCTTCGTGATTGCGTTTAATGACCTCGCAAAGGTTAATAGCATTGTATCTGATCGTATGAAAATTATAGATATTAAGATTCCTACTATTGAAGATAAAATTATTATTGCGAGTAAAAAGATGATCCCTGAAATAATAGATGCACTTAGAATTAAAACAAAGATAATTATTAATGACGATTTAATTAGATATATAATGTTAAATAAAGTTAATAATGAAGGTGGCGTAAGACAAATGAAGAAGATTTTTGAAAAAATACTCAATCGTATAAATTATTTACTTTTAATCGGAAAAATGGAAAGAGATAAGGATCATGTTATAAATAAAGAATTCGTTGATTCAGTAATTACAATAAATCATAAAGACAACGACTTTAACAATTTTATGTATACATAAAAATATATTTAGTTTAAAATTTAATATGGCATATACATATATTAAATTTTAATTTTATTCAAGTATTTTCTTTATTTACTTTTTTTGATGGTATCGCTTAATTGATTAGCTACTTTTGCAGAAGTTTCACTAACTCCTCGTAACAACATCTTCATTTTATCTTTTGCTAATTCCATACGTTCTTTTGCTTGAATCATCATCTGCCTCAATTCTTCCCGCTTTTGTCTATCGTTTTCTTGTGCGTACGCATCCTTAACTTCTAAAAATAGTTCTCTTTTTTGATTATAATCAGATTCGATTTCCTCGCCAGCTCCTCCGTACATTGATAATAAAGCACCCATGCCTCTCATCTTGTAATGAGATTTTGCACGCCTCTTATTTGATGACCCCTTCACTGGACTACCCACTTTTTTAGGACTAACCATCTTTTTGGGGCTACCCACTTTTTTAGGACTAACCATCTTTTTGGGGCTACCCACTTTTTTAGGACTAACCATCTTTTTGGGACTACCTACTTTTTTAGGGCTAGCTACCTTTTTGGGACTACCTACTTTTTTAGGGCTACCTACTTTTGGGGGGCTACCTACTTTTTTAGGGCTAGATACTTTCTTTTGCTTAGCCATTTTTTTAGATGTATCTTTTGCCATATTATATATTTATATAATTAATATAAATAAAAAAAAAAAGTATAATGATTTTATTAAATCGATTTAAATTATTTCGACCAAATATAATTTATAGTATTTACTGCTAAAAACATATAATTATCAAATAAAAGTCTAAATTCATTTGCTTCAAAATAATCTTCAAATATTATATAATTTATGGCATTTGGATCACTATTTAATTTTTTGGAACATATAATGTTCATATTTTTATTCAAAATGCGTATAAGCATTTCTTTATATTCTTTTGAATCATTTATTTTTTCTATATTTATTTTGTCTGGAAGATATGGTCCATAATTTTCAATAAAATAGGCTGGTAATTCGGAATCCCAAAAAGAATGCAAATTCATAGTTCTGTTTCTACCATTTTTGTTACGTATTATTTTATAACTATTACCACCCCTAAAAAATCCCATTAAATGCATTGGTTGATTAAAATCTTGTAAAAAATGTAAAACAAATTTAAATAATTCTTTTGCGGGAATTGTATTGTTTGATGTTTTTACTTGGTGTTTTAGGATTGTTGTAAAATTCTGGAGTGCTGATACTATACATTTATATCCACAATAATGATCAACAATATCTTGATCAATATTTTTATTACATTCTAAAATATCTATATAATGTAATTGTCTTGTCCAAGCATATTCTTTTTGAAATTTTACCCTATCTGCCCAAACACTAGCTTCGCCAAGTGGTTCTAATAAAATACTCTTTACATTATCAAACATTTCTGTATTATTTTTCTCTAAATAATTTTCTAATGTTGTACCTAAATAACTATGTGTCTTAAAGCTATAGCCTACAGCTACTTTAAAAAAATTCATAAAAAAAAATGGAGTTAGTATCCGTTTAATTAGCATTTCTCGAATATTATATTATAATTATTTAATTTAAAATTTAATATTATCCGAGCCACTCAAATTATTAATATATCATCTGTCAAATTACGAGACAAGTCGTTATTCAAATTACCAGACAAATCGTTATTCAAATTATCATATAAATTATAATATAAATCACTAGGCAAATTACATAAAGACACATCGCCATATAAATTATTAGACAAATTTTCCTTGATATTATTATAATAATATCTAAATGTACATTTGATTTCATAATTTAAATTATAAATAAATGATAATATGTTATCATCTTTTGGAATAATACATACAATTTCGGGCATTTCCTTAAAAGCAACCTTTTTATATTGTTTAAAACTAATTACTTTAACTATTTCATTAAATCGAACACTAGTTTCTTCAAAATAAAAATGCGCATTTTTAGAATCATTTAACATAGTATATTCAATGTCATATTCTTTGTCTTTAGACTTTTCTTCAAACATGCTCATGATAATGTATATTCTGTTAAATATATATTATCAAATAACCTTACCCTCAAACTGAACTTTTAACTCTTAGCTCTTGACTCTTGACTTTTGACTTTTAACTCTTGACCTTAATCTTGTGTATAAAGATACATTATTTATTATAATTCATTTTTTTTCAAATATCAGCCCAATTTGCTGATCCAACTGAGCTAGGTTGTACGGGAGGAACAGTTGTCTTTGTTAATTTTAAAGTAAAAACCCCATCTGTATATGTAAATTGATTGCTGTAATCAACATGAACTGGCATTTTTACTCGCCGCATAAAATTACCATATTTACACTCCTTATACTTTGCCTTACCTTCATAAAGAACTTCTTGCTTAAATCCTGATACTAGTAGGATGTTGGATTCTTTTAGTTCAACCTTGATAGAATGAGAATTGACTCCTGGCATTTCCATGCGAATAGTAAAAAAGCTTTCACTTTCTACTAAATCTACCTTAGGAGAATTCGCGCGTTTTTGAAGGAGAGATAGTTGAAATTCAAGCTCTTCCTTAGATCGATCCATTGTCTTTTGAGGCTTCATATTTTTAACTTGGTCAGTCATTTTTATATAGCTTTTTATTTAAAAAATATTTTATTTAAATGTTATTCATTTTTTATTTAGAGTCTAGTGCCAGTTTCATTAACTCCACTTGATGTAATTTTATTAAATTGGATATCTATAGTATGAAGTTCATCCATTGTTAAAACGCCTAAATAACTCATACCAGATCTCATTCCATTACAAATACGTTTTATTTCGTCAGTTACACTACCTTTATATTCTACCTGTCCTTCAATGCCTTCGACATGGAAATTTGTATTAATAGCACCTCCTAATTTTTCTTGTTTTGATAAATTGGCATAATTTGAAGCCATTCCTCTATAATATTTAAATCTTCTACCTGATTTATAGATTATATTACCTGGACTTTCACTTGTTCCTGCTAATGATTTACCTAACATAATGCATCTTGAACCAACTGCGAGCGCCTTAAACTTATTACCTATTTTCCCACAATGTCCACCGTCACTAATCATAGTTATATCATATTTTTTAGCAATCTCACTACACTCTAAGAGTGCAGAAAATTGACACACTCCAACGCCTGTCTGTAGTCGTGTAGTACAAATACTACCATTTCCTATACCGACACGTATGCAATCGGCGCCGGCTTTGCATAAATATTCAAATCCTTCTTTTGTACATACATTTCCGACCATAATTGTAATAGTAGGGAATTTTTGTTTAAGTGTTATTACTGTATCTTCAACCATTTTGTTATATCCATTTGCGACATCTATACAAAGAACATTTACACCAGCTTCAACTAACTGTGCACTTCTTTCTAAATAGTCTGTTATACCTACACCTATAGCGGCCCCAACAATTAATTGGCCATTCGAATCTATAGATGCTAGATTTTTATTATTGTGAAAATATATAAGATTTTTTAAAACAACTAGGCCATTTATTGTTCGATCTTTATTTAGTATTGGTATTTTCTCTATTTTATGAATCTTGTATAAATTTAAAATGGTATCATAGTCATATTTATTTGTATAAATAATTTTCTCAAATGGAGTCATAATTTCTTTTACGAGTTTGATCTTATTTTGATCACTTGTAAGATTATTTATCTGTATATCTTTTTTTGAAACGATCCCTACAAATTTATTATTGTCATCTACCACCATAATTCCACTCATATTATATTTGTCTATTAAAACTTGAAGTAATTCGTTTTCATTAATAATGTATGGCTTTTCAATAATATAACTTAAATGTCTCTTAACATTTTTAACCATATTTACTTGATTTTCTATACTTTGAAATCTATGAATTATTCCAAGTCCACCTTCCATTGCCATAGCTATTGCCATATTATCTTCAGTAACTGTATCCATTGGACTTGATACGATTGGAGTATTTAAATAAATGCTTTTTGATAATTTAGTTCTTAATGAAATATCCTTTCTAGATTTTATTTCACTATATCTAGGCGATATTAATATATCATCAAAAGAATATGATTCTCTAATTATTTTATTCATAATTACTTTGTAAATTTGATTATGTTTAAATAATATTTAATTGGGCAATCAAAATTAATAATTTTATTATTATTATTAATTTTATTTTTAGCAGAATTTCCATCTGTTACCACACGCGCATGATACATAAGTTGTGAGAGGTTCATCCTTTTGTTTAAGCAACTTTCTTTCGAAAGTTGCTCAAACCTACCCTATCTTTCGATATATTTACGAGGGAATAGACTATATCTTAAGCGAAATATTTCGCCCATCACCGTTTAGTCGTTGAACCTTTTCCTTTTTGGAGGAACTTGGCTGCGGATTGCCCAATCCTTTACATTTTTACCACAATGAGAATATTCTCATTGGTGTACTTGGTACACATGGGGACGGCTATTAACCGTGTTCCTTTTAAATATTTCTAAATAAAAGTGGTAGTAAAGGCTCTAAGGGGTTTCCCGCAATTTGATGATGTCGCAAATTAATATTAATTAATTTACTAGCACTTGAGTATTTTATTATTGGACTTCAACTATTTTTCTAATAACAGAGCCAATATGTTATTAGTAGAGTACTTTTCTGGCCAATCTTCTAGCCGAACGAGTTTGCAACTGATAGTATGTAGTCCTGTATGTTTTACATTTACCGCATCTAAACATACCGTCTTCTACGATTTCTTTTTCTAATTCTTTAGGTTGTAATGCTTTATATTCTGCTAAAATATGGGAATATCTTTCTGGAAATAAATCTGCTGGGCTAAATTCTACCAATTCAAATTCTGTAAATTCTTTATTAAAAAGTCTATTTATAAGATTAGTATTTTTTAGGTAACTATTTTTATTTAGATTGGTATATATTTTAACAGCCCTTGATTGATAATTATATTTTAATATTTCATTCCATGTATTATCTACATTAGATATACCTTGATCAATTTTTTTATTACTATTTGAACTAGCACTTTTATATTCTGATCTATTTTTTATAGTATAATTAAAAATTCCTCTTTCAATATTTAATGCCATTTTTTGTACATCTATAGTATCATCTTTCCTTATAGAATTCTTTAACAGATCATAGAATTTTTTATAAACATTTTTTCTACATGGATGTTTAGGAATATATATATCTAATTCTTGACTACCTACATCAGTTTCAGAATTAGTTTCAGAAATGTCATCAATTTCTTTAGTTTCATTATTAATTTCAGAAACTTTAATTTCTTTGTATTTCTTTTTAGCCATTTATAGATTTTAATTAAAATTTAATGTTCAATTTATTTTTAAAATAAAATATATTATTATATTATATAAATAAAATAATGTCTAAACAAGAATTAAAAGAACTTTTTGGTGATGATTCAGATGATGAGGAAATAGTCATTCCTCCTATGCCTAAATTTAAATCAAAAATTGAAAGACGTGGAAATATAGAAGAAGAAATACCTGAAGAAATACCTGAACCAGATCTTTTATCTTTTAGAAGCGAATCCGATGAAGAATCAACTGATATCTTCTTCTTTAACGAAGAAGCAGTCGAAGAAGCACCAAAGGACCTTTTAACAAAAGGCTTACCCAAAAAGGAAAAAGACCTTTTAACAAAAGGCTTACCCAAAAAAGAAAAAGACCTTTTAACAAAAGGCTTACCCAAAAAAGAAAAAAAGGAAAAGGACCTTTTAACAAAAGGCTTACACAAAAAGGGGAAAAAGGATAAGAAAGTAAATGAAGAAGTTGAAACTTCTGTATCAGAGTTTGTTGAAAAAATTATATCAGAAAAGGATCTAGAACCATGTCCCCCTGGTAAAGTAAGAAATCCTAAAACTGGAAGATGTATAAAAGAAGAAAAGAAAAAGAGTAAATAAAGACAACGAACTGTAACGAAGCGGTTATTTTCATTTAAAGAAAGTATTTAATTATTTTTAATAAATTTATTTTATTTATAATATATATAAATAAATTATGGATCAAATTTCAAATGGTGTTCAAGCATTCGATAAAACAGTAGGAAATGTATTAGACAAATATGTTAAAACCCCAACCTTTGTAAAAGCAGTAGTACATTTACTTTTAATGCTTTATGTAGCTCGTATAGCTCCATCCCCTCCCAAGCCTGTACTTGATCTATTTGAAAATATATATTTCCGACTATTCGTATTCTCAATGGTACTATGGACTGCTCAATTTAGTCCATCTACATCTATACTAATTGCTTTAGCATTCTTGGTAACTGTAAATTATACTACAACTGGTAAAGTATGGGAATTATTAGAAAATACTCAAGATCAAAATTCTGTAATCGTACCAGTAACCCCAACTGATTCAGCCAATGCAGTAGAAGTACTAGCAGAAGCTGCTTCAAATTCATCTGCCTCTACACCTGAAGATATTGGCCCTGTCGCAAATATAGCAATGGCAAATTCAACTTCTCAAGAAGGAGTTGATGCGATTAAAGCACTAGCACAACAAGCGGTTGTCCCAGAATCTGGTGCTCCTGAAAAGGTACAAGAAGCCGTATCAATCGCAGTTGAGTCTATTCTCCCTGCAGCTGCAGCTGTAGCTGTAGCTGAACCTGTAGTTGTAGCTGAACCTGTAGCTAAAGTTGAAGTTTCTGGACATGATGCTGCACAAGCACTTTCCCCAGTAGCCTCCGCCGCCCCTGTAGTTGCTAAAAAGGCTAAATCAGAAGGATGTTATCCAATGCGATTATATGATATGTCTAAAGTGATGCCTCAAATGTCAGGCGAATTAACTGCCGAAGATTATCAACCTTATGTACAATCTTCTTAAATAAATATATTTTTTCATGTATCTTCTTCTAACAAACAGAACTTTGTTATAAGACAATCTTCTTCTTTGGAAGATCCTTTTATTAAAAGGCTCTTTTCTTTTTTATTTTTGGACGAGCCTTTTATTAAAAGGCTCTTTTCGATACAATCTACATTTATGTTTTCAAGGGTATGATTATCTAAATTTATGGATTCCTCTTCGAGTATTAATTCTTTGAAATGTTGTTTATAAAAGACCTTTCTTTGGGCAGATTGATTCTTATATACAGAAAAATTATCTTGAAGATCAATTATCAATGGATGTATATCAATATGATCTTTCCTGAATATTCTACCAACAATTTGTTCTAATTTGCCACTTTCATTTTTCGTAACATTTTTTAGATGACCAGTAAACTTTTTTGGTGTAATTAAAATAAGTGTATCTAATTCTTTTTCTGAGACGCCTTCGCCAAATGCTTGAAAACTAGCTAAAATGACCTGGCTAGCTTTACTCTTTTCTAATTCAGATGATTTCATTGAACCAAGAAATAACCCATATGTAAATGAAACTTGTGAATCATTATCAAATTCCTTTTTAAGATTTATAACATGACTTCGACGATCACTTAGAACTAATATACGTCTTCCTATTTTCACATAATCTTTAATTAATTCTAATATTAATTTATTTCTTTTTGGCATTTCTATTAATTCTGATAACATGCTTGTAAATTGTATTTGTTTTTGACCAGTAAATCTATTCACTGTATTAATTTCTTTATATTCAGAACTATCGAGTTTGAGTAATTTTATTATTGGACACTTTCCCTTTCTTTCAGATTTACCTTGATACACAATATCTCCAATATGCCACTTAAAAACATATTCACACCCATCGCTTCTTTTTGGGGTGGCTGATAATCCAATTGTATATTTACAACAAAGTTTAAATAATATTTTTGAAAACATTAGTGATCCTAAATTATGAGTCTCATCAATAACTGCTATCTTAAAATTATCAAATAATGAACTTGGATAGTCTATTCTAGCAAGACTTTGCAACATTGCTATTACTATATCCTTATCTGAAAAATCAATATTTTTTTGTCCTTGTAGAATTCCAATTTTTGCATTTGGTAAAAATCTACTAATTTCATTTTCCCACTGTTTCATTAAAGGAATTTTATTTACTACGATTATAGTTTTTCCTTTTAATTGTGATAAAACATATAATGTAGAAATTGTATTATGAGTTACAGTAAAATCTCCCAATAAATATCTATTATTACAATCTAATGTAAACCCATAATAATCTCCAATCCCGATATGGTTTATTTTAATACCAGTAACTAATGTATCTTTGATTTGATTTCTCTTTTTCGCTTTTTTTCTTGGACATAATGTAGGAATTTCTTCTATACGGTTTCCTGATATAGATATACGATAATAATAATCTTCTTTATATTCTCCTTTATACCAACATCCTTTTTTTTGCTTACTTTTATAACATGAAAATCCAAGACTGCGACACAAATAAATAACATCATCAATTAATGTTTCGTTTTTTTGAACAAAGTCAAATGTACATTTATCATGACATAAAGATCCATCTGAATCAAGTAATCCAGCAAGTAATTTTAAACGATTTTCTCTAGAATTACATTTATAGATTATAGGAATGTGTTTATTATTAATTAAATTATATTTTTTTAACTCATTTAGAAATATATTTGATTTTATTTTTGTGAGATATAAATCATATTTTCCTAAATTATTTGCAAAATAATGTAAAACGGAAGAATCCTGAGACGTTATTTGTGCTCCATTTGAAATACCATCTCCAAGCCAATAACCAATCATATATGGATCAATTGATAATTCTTTTTCAGGAAAATCAACAAGAACTTTAAATCCTTTATAATGATGTTTAAACGTTTTTGTTTGATTTAAATAATTTTTAACACTAATTTCTATTATAGTTTCATGCTTTTCTTTTATTTTTTCTATAAAATTCGTTGCTAATTCTTTAGAATGAAATCTTTTATTACAACTTTTATAATTTTGCCACCATTTAACATCATATACATGTTTTTTATTTTCTAAATTATTTTCTATCCAAGGGGTTTTTTTTGTATTTTTTAAAACCAGTATATGTTCTTGATTAACTGTGTATTTTTCTCCCTTTACAGGAATAATATCATACATTTCATCCTGACCTCTTGCCAATGATAATACTTTTCTTGGAGTAGAATCATCCCCCATCAGTAACTCTCCTACTTTTATATCCTGAACCATTTTAATAGATCCATCAAACATTAATATAGGCGTATCTTTTTTATGACATTTTCCCCCTCCGGTTTGAAGACTCAATATACCCCCACCATCTTCTTTACACGCTCCAATGAGTTTTTTAACTGGCTCGAGTTGTGTTTCATATAGTTCCCCTGTAAACTTTATATCTGTATTCCATTCTTGTCCTTCAAAATTTTGAAGAATACTATTTGGTAATCCAAATTTTTTAATTCCATACATTTTTGGAATGTAAATTTTATTCTTAGTTTCTATATAAACAGGGAACGTACTCGATTCACTATTTTCATTTGAAAATTTCGAGTCAACTAATGGTCTTGCACGTAATTCTAATTTTAATTTATTCAATTGATCTAGTTCTAAACATTCTTTTTTTATTACATATCCCTTTTTACTTAAATAACTAAAATTAGATACATTTTCCATATTTATTTTTATTAAACTAAATATGTTTTCATTTTTTATGAGAGTGCGCGCATTACATTATTTTTTTTTTAATGATTAATTTAATGAGTTTTTTGGCAAGTAGCATATTTGGACACGAGTTTATAAATTATCGTAAAAATATAACCGCGTCTAATAGACAAGTCTTTAGTAATAATGTTAGGCATAATTTACCAGGTATGATACCAGTCGTGATTGATTCTGTAGATGAAAACTTAAGTTTAGCTCTTAATGGATGTGATACAAGTATGCCAAAACGGATGTGGAAATATGGCAAAGAATATTCAATGAGTATTAATACTACTGTAGATGAAGTATTAACAGAAATAAATAAAGATATTCAAATAATAGGTAAAAAATTTGTATTAGGATTAGAAGACGGCACTTTATTAAAAGGCAATGAAAATCTAAGTAAGATTTATAGTAAAAATAAAAATGATAAAGATCAAATTCTATATTTTTTATTAACACAAGAATCTACAATCTATGGATATATTTTATCTATATTAAGATATTTAGGTATCTTGCCTCATATAAAATCTAAAGATAAACTTATAATTAAAAAAAAGTTTATAAAAGATGATTCTGCAAAAATATGCATTGATTATTTATACGAAATCAATCACTTAGATAATTTAGATGATTTAGATAACTTAAACAGAACTATGCACAATGAACCTGCAGTCGAAACCGAACGTCACCAACAAAAAGTCAATGAACGTCACCACCAAAAAGTCGAATATAATGAAACTAAAGTGAAGTATAATCAAAACAATGAAACTAAAGTTGACTATGACTATAACTCCGACTACGACTACGACTATGATAGTAATTGAATAAATTTATTTTGTAGATATTCTATATCTAAATTTGTATCTTTTCGATTATTAATTACAATATCAAAATTACAATCTGATAAATCATCTAAATCGCATTCCGATTGGTGATTTTTAATTTTATTAAAACTTTCATTATCAAATATACCAGATGATGAAGCTTCTTGTATTAATCTATCATTATTGCGATCTGGCGCTACCACTTTTATAATAATTCCACCGTTTTGTTTAATATAATCAAATTCATTTTTGTATCTACAATCGCTGATAATAATATTTTGGATTCCTCTTTTACTATGAACATTTACCCAGTTTTTGAAATACTTTATCCAAATATCCGAGTCTTCATTCCTACCAATAGATCCTTCTTGTTGTAAAAGTTGTCTAGATTCTTGTGTTTTCTTAAAATAAACATCATCATATGAAATATTTTTTTTAGACATTACATTGATTTTAATCTGATCAGCAAATGCTAATTGTAAATAACTAGAATTTTTTAAAGCTTGAATTACGACATTTGATGTGATATAATCTTTACCAACGCCTATCTTACCAGAAATTCCAATTAATACCATTTAAAAATGCTATTAATTAATTTATAAAACAGTTTTTTTTAAAAAAGAAATATTCAATTATGGTTACCATTACCATAAAGAATATCTAATCTTTTTTTAAGAGAAGTATCTATAACTTCATCTATAAAGTTTAAACAAACTTCAAATTCATGCAATTCTAATCTAGATTCATTTTCATATGAGTATTTTAATTTACTTTCAATTTCCTTTATTTTGAAATTTAATCCTGATATCATTATACATACTGCTTTTAATGTTTCTACTAAATGATAATTCGAATTATCTAGATTTTTATATTTCTTATCTAAACTGATCAATTCATTTTCTTTTTCCTCATACTGGTCTTTCATACTATTCATACTTTGAACTATAGTATTTTCAGAAAAATCATCCTTTAAATTTTTATATTCTTCAAGTAACATATTATATTTCCTCTTTAGTTCTAAATATGTCATCTGGTCCTCCATTATAATAGTTTATCTAATTTTAATTTTTAAAAATAAACTAACTGTATCTATTTCTGCTTTATTTTCTGTTCATTGCCAGACTTTAATTCAATTTGTCTTATATGTTTAGATGAAAATTTTCCATACAATTCTTTATTTCTTTTTGATTTATCACTCTTTTTATTTCTCTTGACTTTAACATCATAATCCATTTCTATTTTAAATTTACATTTTAATTTCAATTATTATTTACCAGATCTGGTTGTGGTTGTGGTTGTAATTGTAGTTGCGTCTGGACATTTGGACTCGTAAAATATATATATATACCAGATACCATTATTAAAAATCCCAATAATTGAATTAAATTGAATATCTCCCATCCAATAATAAGAGATACAATCCATACTATTAATATTCGACATGCATCGATAGTAGTTCTCGCCGTAGATGACATATTCATTGTCAAAGACAATCCAAGATAATTTAATATAGCTATAGTAAAAGTTAATACCAGAAATGATACCAATAATTGTTTTTCATGTATTATCTGCCAAAATAAGACTGTTACATTTATTTTTCTTACAATAAAATAGATAGGAGAAATTAATAATAATAAAATTGTACCAATCAACCCCTCGAGACCGACCGCTAATAATGGAGATATACGTTTATCTTGCATAATTTTTTCTTCAATAACATATTGCGTTGCAGTAAATATTTGCGCTAATAATATTATACAGATCCCTATTAAATTGGCAGTATTATCTTCTTTCACATTGTCATTGTCATTACCATTACCATTTGAATTAATAATATTACTAATTCCAACGACGGAAATTCCTGCAAAAATAATAAATAATGAAATAGATTGATATATTGTATATCTCTTTCTTAAAAATATCATTGATATTATTGCCGTAAATATAATCAGACTCCCCCTTAATGTCTGAAAAATAGAAGGTGCTACTAAAATCAAGGCAAAATTCATGCACGTACTAGAAATTAAATCACATAATGTAGGAAATAATAACATCCAGTATCTAGGTTTCTTTAAAATTATTCCATTAAAAGGTTCTTGTTCTTCCTGGTCGATCACGCGACTTTTACCAAAATACCATACAATTAAACATAATGATTCTCCAATAAACATATTTAACGTCTGTATCAATGGTTGCTCAAAGTACACGGGGCTAGTACTTTCACAATTATCTATGCATACTTTATCTTGTAATTTACTTACAATTGTATTTACAGTTCCAATTATTAATATACCTATAACTAGTACCAACATCATGCTAAATTATTTTTTAAATTTAATTCAATTTAATTCAATTTAATTCAATTCAATTCAATTTAATTCAATTTAATTTAGTTATTAATAGTTAAAAAATATAATGGTAAAAGATGGCGTAAAATGGTATCATTATGATTATCAACTGCTATATTATATAAATTGAAATCTTCTTTGAAGATATCTTCATTGTCAACTGAAATAGATAGCATATTTTTATCAAAATTATCATCATTAGGTGGTACATAATTATCCCATTCCATAGCTACTCTAACATATTCATCAATTTTTTGTTTGAACGAGTCTAATAAGTATCGACAAACACGTTCATATCCAGTAATATCATTACATCTAAAAACTAACTTTTTATATTTTAAAATAACATTTTGATTACGTTGTCCTGGAATTATTTCAATTTCATATTTATAATTATTAAAATAATATAATTTTAGTTTACAAGTATTCTTTAAAATTTCATAATTTCTAATATTGGTAGCCACTTCGACTATCATATTCGGAATCTCCATTTATTTTTATTAAAAATATTTTAATTATTCAATTATTTTTAATTTTAATTAAAATAAATCATCATTCTCATATTTTTTAGAATCATATAATTTTTGAAACATCCTAGAAAGTGCACTATAATATGGGTTTTCATTAAAATCATTATATTCAGATACTAATTTTTATACCGATAAAGCCAGCATACCCGTTTCTTTTACCAGTATTTAATTTTTTAATTAATTGTAATTTACTATATTTTTCTATTTCTCTAGCAAATTCTTCTCTAAAAGAAATTGTAAAATATTTCTTCTTTTTTACTTTTTTAGTATCTATATTTTTACTTTCAAGATATTCATTAAATACAATTAAAATTTCTGATAATGATATTCTACTTTTATTATCTATTATTAAATGATTCTCTATAAAATTTATATATATCTCTTCGTCAAAATATTTATCAGCATATAAGTTTTTCATTCGAAATCCTGTATATCCAATCACACTAGAAATATGTATATCATTTCTGGTATCATCTATATGAATTCTTTCAGCCATTTTATTATATACAGTTTTGATATATCTCTTAACATCTAATGTATATAAATCTAAATATTTTATAGATTTGTCAGATTTTTTTATGCATTTATTTATATTAATGTTTTTATTATCTAACCATTTTTCAAACTCTTTTTGTATACTTATCAATGTACATTTATAATTTTTATCACCATTTTTATCTATATCAATTTCTTCGTCAAAAAATTTATTATACAAATCATTTGATATATATTCTTGTTCTATTTCTTTTTTAGAAATATTTTTTATAAAATCAACTATTAATTTCGGATCTTCGCTGCCATTATTCTTATCAAATAACTCTATAAAAAATTTTACTATAAAAATAAGATCGCGCGAATCTATATTAAACCATTCTGATTTATTAGTAAGAAATGGTTCTAATAATGCTTTTATACATTTTTCTATCAATTTATTATTTTTAGATTGATATGTAAATATATACTTGAATCCTGGATTACTAGTTAAATGTCCATCAATTCTCTTTAAAATTTCTTCAGCTATTCCAATTTTAGAAACACCATCAATATTATCTGTTACTGCTATATATAACCAATCTAAAGAAATCTTTTTAGCCATTTGTTTTAATTCTTTATCTTTTTTTTTTATTAATAATTGTTGGGATTCTATATTATTATTTTTTTCTTGTAATTCTATTTGATGTTGTTTTTCTTTCTCTTCAAGTTGTTTCTTTAATTCTATAGATTCATTAAATATTATATCGTCTAAAATATTTCCTGCCCATTTTCTAAATTTCTTAGCTACTTCTTTTTTAGAGTTATAAAGTAAACGATAAACACCTTGACTTGTTAAAAATGTCGTGTCTTGTAATCGTTTTGTCGTGTCATAAGCTTTCCTTATAACACGCTCATCTTCATCGTAACACTGAATTGAAACAGCAATATTTTTTAAATCTAAAGCCTTTCCGATATCAGATGATTTAAAAAAATATATCTTTTTACCATTATTTTCTTCATGTAAAATTGAAATTGGATTGTTTTCAAATGCTTTGACAATACAATTAGTATCATCTTTAATTTCTTCTATCATTTTTGATGTAAGTGGTTATAACATTTAAATAATTTGTTTTTAAATAATAAACGTATTTAAAAATAGTTTTAATTAAAATAAATCATCATTCTCATAATTTTTAGAATCATATAATTTTTGAAACATCCTAGAAAGTGCACTATAATATGGTTTTTCATTAAAATCAAGATTTCTTACATATTTTAAATATACTAAAAACTCTTTAGGTAAGTGTTTACATAAATCTTCATCTGATATTTTCTCTTTCTTTTCACATATCAGTCGATATTTTTCTTTTTTATCCTTGTGCTTAATCCCCTGCCAGGGAAGATTCCCGTTGTAGAGGTATATTAAAATATAACCTATAGCCTCTAAATCATCTTTTCTACTTTGTTCATGTCCTATATGAGCGCTTATACTTGCATATCTTGCAGTTCCGCAAAATTTATTACCATCTTTAAAATCAACATGTTGATTTATATCTTTTTTAATATAACTTTTAGCTAACCCAAAATCAATACAATACAATTTATTAGAATTATTTTTACCTATAACAAAATTATCTGGTTTAATATCTCTATGTATATAACCACATGTATGAATATATTTCATAACATTAATCATCTGGATAGCTAATAATATGACCGTTTTTAATTTGAAACGTTTACGTTTTACTAATAATTTTTCAAGTGAATCACCTAATAAATCCATGACTATAATATTATTATTTTTATTTTTAATAACATTCATTTTTGATATACCAATATCTACACCTTCTTTTTTTTTTGAATTAAGAATTTTATATACCTTAGCTTCCTCTAAAAGCCATTTTTCGCCATTTTTTTCTTTTATCGGAATTTTTAATGCAACTAATTCTTTTGTTTTTTCATTTTTAGCTTCAAAAACATGACCAAAAGATCCAGAATTAATATATTTTGTTATTAAATAATTATTAATATTACTTCCAATTAATGCTTTTAGATCAGCATTCATATTAAATTTAAATAATTTGGTAAAAAGTATTTAAATGTTATACGCGCAACAATAAATTACTCAATTAATAGTCAGCAATCCCAATATAAAAATCATTATTATCAATATTCCAATATATAATAGTCTTTCCCTTTTCTTAAACCCCTCCTTTATATAATCACTCCAACTTATATCTTCTGGTTTATTTAATAAGTCGTCCATGCATTCTATCATATTTACAGAAAAATTAGTATTTAGATTAGATAAACTTATTTTATTTTTTGGAAGTTCTTGTAGTTCTTGTGTATTTTGTAGTTCTTGTGTATTTATGTTATTTGTTAATTCTTTACCAAAATTATTTAATTTACGTCCTAAGGGTATTTTATATTCAGGTTTATCTATACCAGTTAAAAATGCGTTAGTTGTAACATCTTTGCTAATTGATTGTTGTAAAATTGGTATTGGATTATCTATCATCTGCTTATCATAATTGTAATCATAAAATTCATCTGACGCCATTTATATTTATATAAATACTCTTTAAAAAAAATTTATATAATAATTGTAACTAACTCATTTCTTCCATAATTAATGCGATTTGCGAATTTGGTATAAAACACCTAAAAAAATTTAACTTTGTTGTCATATCCTTATATGCACCTTGTATCTTTAAAATAATCACATCTAGTTGAGATGCTATATTCACATCATTCGCATATGTAAATTTGAGGTTCTCTATACCAACCTTTGCAGAATTAAGTTCAATTAAAACTAAACTCATTTCTTCACAAATGCGCTTATATTGTTCGCGAGAATTTGACATGGAGTCAGATTCATTTTTCCAAATATTCTCATTCATATATTTTGAATTTGATAATGTCGTTAAATATTCTATACATTCGTTTATTATACTATTTATTTCAAATACTGATTGTTTTCTTGAATCATTGGTAAAAAATCTCCTAATAGCCTGGTGTAACTTTGACCTATATGTGTTATCATTCTCAATTGATACTATACCATCACTACTTCTCGATATTTTACCATTTTTAGGAATTTTACTTAAAATTCTTAAATTTATAAATAATTTATCAGATATCATTCTTCTTGTAATCTTAGAAATAATTTTTTAAGAGCAAACGCTAAACTTCAAATTCAATTCTCTCAAGTTCTATATCAAAAAATTTACAAAGATCTTTTACTAATTCAAAGTCTCTATATTCATCTTTATATATGATCTTTTTGACTTTGGTTGCGCTTAATAATTTAATACATGCTGTACATGGACTCATTGTTGTATACAAGATCGCATCTTCAAAATTACTTTTTGCATACAATAAAGCATTCATCTCTGCGTGGATGACAGCGTGTTTAATAAATTCTCTATCATCCCAATCAATTTTTGAATCATCTAGACCGCTTTTAACAGAATTATATCCAGATGAAATAATCCTATGATCTTTTAATGATACAAGTACTGCGCCAACTTTTGTGTAATCAGGAGATCTTAACTTTACTATTTGGCATATTTCCATAAAATATGAATTCCAATCTATCCTTGATGTCATAATTATTCTTATATATATATATATATTTCATTTATTTTTAACTTAATGAAATGTAACTTAAAAATAAATGAAATATATATAATACATATTTCATTTATTTTACATATGAATAACTCTGTGATTAGTAAAAAAATAGTACCACGATCTATAATTAACGTGTCTTTAATACAGCAAAAGATTAGAATTTTAAAAAATGAAATTCAAGATTTAATAAATAATAAAGAATTTAAGGAGTTAAAGGATGAAAAGATAATAGAATTACAAAATTTGACTTTACAACTAAAGGATACTAGAAAAAACAATGAATATAAAAAAATAAGTAGAACCACAGACTCAATGGAATATACGAGATTAAAAAATAAACCAAATAGTATAGAATTATTAACTGAAATTAAGGATAAACGTGAAAAGGCAAAGGAAGAATTTGAAAAAATTAAAGAAATTGAAGATAGATATACTACAATTGAAACCCAGCTTTTTAATAAAACAAACCTACATATTCCTGGATTTATATTTTTTCATAAAGATATTTTAGATAATTATGGAATATGCCCATATATAGACGTTGGCGACGAAGGAGCTGACGGCGTTGCTGTAATAGAAAATCGTAATAATTGGATTAATAATCAACAAGATAATGGTAAATTATATAAGGACATTTATGATAAACTTATAAACAAGTGTAAATATCACGAACATGTTAAAAATTCATCACAATTAGATTTATATTTTGAAAATATTCATACTAATATATTTACAGATTCGCAGCAAAATATATTTGACGAGTCAGTTTCATATTTGCAAGAATACAAAGCATTTTCAATTAAGACTAAGAAAATTAAAGAAAAGTTTAAAATTATAATAAACAATATCTCGATATTGGTAATGGAAACCGGATTAAATATTCATACATATTTATATTCTAAAATAAATGTAGAAATTCCTATAAATGAAATTAAAACAAATTTTCTAAAAATAAACACTGGTGTTATTGAAGATTATAATATTCATTTAGAAGAATTTGTTTCAAATAAAGAAAATATTGCAAATAGCATCCGTTATATTAATAATATTACAAATGAGTTAAAATATTCTTTAAGCGAATTTTTATATAATCAAAGTCTTAAATTACCTGATGTTAAACTAATAAAATATATTGGAAAATATTTTAAAAAGTGGAGTGTCTTACTAGAAAATGAAAAAATAGAAAGACTTGAATGTTTTTCAGAGTATTTTGTACAGAAATACTTGGTTCATGCAAAATTAATAGATCCTTCAATTGGTACAACAAAGATAGAAGAATTATGTAAAATTTTAATTGATTCATATAAAAATAAATCATTGAAATATAAATATATCAAATGGAACGTTACATCTGGTATTATTGAAAAGATTTTTGTTTTAAAATATAATGATGATGATAAGAATTTTTTCTTAGATATTAAATCTACAAGCACCGAAGGCGCTCAAAGTGAAGAATCTGAAATTCAATCTAAATGCGCGGCTAAAAAGCCTGTATCTACTAAAACGATTTTTAATAACTCAAATGAGAAGATTATAAATGAAGAAATTATAGTATTTATTATTAAAAACAATAGTAAATTATCAGATATAAATGAGTTGAAAGAATCTTTTCATGAATTAATTAAGCTTAAACTTAAATTAAAACGCATTAATACAAGAGATAAACAAAAGATTTATCAAAAGTTTGATGAAGTATATAATGTTATTAAAAATAATTCATATTAATCAAGTGTAAGTAAAAAACTATTTTTTAATTTAATTTTTTAAATTAACAAGTAAAGTAAAGAGTATGGGAGGCATATTATTTATGATATATGATAAATTCTCTATTAATAAAGATTTTATTAATTCGTTTTCAAATATGGCTAGTAGAGGTACTGATAACACCTCTTTTTTTCACGAAACAACTATTAATATAAATGGTATACCGGCTCATCATGCACAAAAGATAAATGCAATTTTATCTAGATCTGAAATTAAAAATTATAGACAATTAACATTTTTATATGGATATCAACGATCTGCTATTAATGACACCAGTTATGATGCAATACAACCATTTGAAGACCCGATTCAGCATAAAATATTTAGTTATCCAGAATTAAGGCTTCGTCCGCATAGAAAAATGATGTGTAATGGAGAGATATATAATTATAAGGAATTAATTTCAAAAAATAATTTTACGGATAAAGATCTTCAATCGAATTCTGACTGTGAAGTAATATTGCCGTTGTATATAAAATATTTTGAATTTACAGCAGAGCAAGCATTTGTTAAAATGTTACACGATTTAGAAGGAGATTATGCAATAGTATTAACTGAAAATGTAAATTCATTTGAACTCAAAAAAATAAACGCATTTATAGCAAGAGACTTTCTTGGGGTAAAACCATTATATTATGCTACTAATAAAAATATACATTTATTTGTGTCAGAAATAAAAGCTATACCAAAAAATATTTTTCAAGATCTTAATTATACAATTACCCAAGTCCCACCTGGTACATATTGGTCATTGCAAAATCCAAATAATTTTATTAAATATTATAGTTTAGATAAATATAAAAATCTAGAAAATTGTACAGTAAATAAAACAGATCCAGATACCTTATTAACGGTATACAATAATATTCAGAATATTATAAGTGATTCTGTCATAAATAAATATAATACAACAGACGCCGAAATAGGTATTTTATTATCTGGAGGATTTGACAGTTCCATTATCACTAGTATTATTGCAGGTTATTTGAATACAAACCCAGATACTACTAAATTAGAATTATTTACAATCGGTGATACTCTAGGAATTAGTGACAATGATAATATAGATGTTCAATATGCAAAAGAATTTGTAAAATTTTTAAAAGAACATTATCCAAATGTGAATATAATACACCATATAATTTATATAAATGACTTGGATATTATTATAAATGATATAGATAAAATTATTTATCGTCTAGAAACATTTGATCCAGAGACAATAAGAGAAGCCATCCCATATTATTACCTTTTTAAATATATATCAGAAAAGACGAATATAAAAGTTTTATTATCAGGTGACGGATTAGATGAGTTTTGTGGTTATAATGAATTTAAAAATTTAGATGATAGTACATTCCAACTTAAAAGCGTTGAGTTATTAGATAATTTATGTAATTTTGATGTATTAAGAAGCGATAGAATGTCATCTACATTTTCCTTAGAAGTTCGTTATCCATTTTTAGATAAAAAATTAGTTGAATATATATTAAGTTTACATCCGAAATTAAAAAGATGGCAATCATACAAAGATACGGAAGCGCCAATCGAAAAATATATTATTAGAAGATCTTTCGATCACGATAAATTATTTTTACCAGATTCTATCCTTTGGAGATCGTCTAGGTGTATATGTAATTTTTTGAAAAACTTTGAAAATAAGTTATTTAATTATATGGAAAATTATGTAGGTACATATGAATATAATTCGTACATAAAGAAAATTACAAAAGAAAATACAAATATAAATACTTTACCAAAAACAAAAGAAGAAATGTATTATAGAAAAATATTTGATAAATATTATCCAAATAGAAGCGATCTAGTACCACTTTTATGGAATAATATATTCTCAGAACATTGTTCGCATTCATAATTACGTTATTTTTTCATTTATCTTTTCTGTATAAAGAATATAAAAATATGGATACAGTTGTTGATTTTCTATATAGTTTTTTTGTTTCAAATAATGAAGAAGACCCAGAAAAGAGCCTTTTAACAAATGACTTACCCAAAAATAAAAAAGAAACTAAAGATGTCCAAACTGAACATGTAAATTCAAGCGACGATACTGATACAGATCAAGAACAAAATGAAAACCTTGAAGACAGCGAAGAACAAAGTCGCCTTAAACACATTGAAGAACAACTTGAAGAAAGCGAAGGCGAAAGCGAAAGTGAAAGCGAAAGCGAAGGTGAAGGTGAAGGTGAAAGCGAAGGTGACAAAGAAAGCGAAAGCGAAGGTGAAGGTGAAGGTGAAGGTGAAGGTGAAAGCGAAGGTGACAAAGAAAGCGAAGATGAAAGTGAAGGTGAAGGTGAAGGTGACAAAGAAGGCGAAGGTGAAAGCGAAGGCGAAAGCGAAGGTGAAAGCGAAGGTGAAAGCGAAGGTGAAAGTGTAGATGAAAACGAAGGTGAAAGTGTAGATGAAAGCGAAGGTGAAAGCGAAGGTGTAAGTGTAGGTGAAAGCGAAGGTGTAAGTGTAGATGAAAGCGAAGGTGAAAGTGTAGATGAAAACGAAGGTGAAAGTGTAGATGAAAACGAAGGTGAAAGTGACAAAGAAAACGAAGGCGAAGGTGAAGGTGAAGGCGACAAAGAAGGTGAAAGTGAAGGTGAAGGCGACAAAGAAAGTGTAGATGAAAACGAAGGTGAAAGTGTAGATGAAAACGAAGGTGAAAGTGTAGATGAAAACGAAGGTGAAAGTGTAGATGAAAACGAAGGTGAAAGTGTAGAT